CTAGCGCCAGGCGCGCGAGAACTTCAGGAACGCGTCGTTTTCCATCGGTGCTCCGATGGTCACCCGGACGCCATCGGTTCCAAAGGGGCGCACAATGATTCGGGCCTCGGCGGAGGCTTGCGCGAATTCGGTGGAGCGCTCGCCCAGCGGCAACCACACGAAGTTCGCCTGCGACGGCGGCACCTGATAGCCGGCTTCCCGCAGCGCACTGGTCACCCGGGCGCGTTCGGTGACAACGTCATTGGTGCGCGCGAGCAGCTCTTCGGCGGCGCCGAGGGAAGCCACCGCGGCAGCTTGCGCCAGGCTCGACGCGCTGAACGGTACGTACACCTTGCCCAGTGTGGTGATCACATCGGGATCGCCGACCGCGTAGCCGACTCGCAGCCCCGCCAGGCCGTATGCCTTTGAGAAGGTGCGTAAGACAACGACATTGGGGTGCTCACGCACCAGTGCGAGGCTGTCGGTGAAGTCCTCGCGTACGTACTCGACGTAGGCCTCGTCGATCGCGATCAGGATATGCGGCGGCACCGACGCGACGAACCGCCGCAGTTCGGCGGGCCGCACCACGGTGCCGGTCGGGTTGTTGGGGTTGCAGACGAAGATCAGCCGGGTGACGTCGGTTACGGCGGCCGCCATGGCGGCGAGGTCATAGGTGTGGTCGACCAGCGGTACCTGCACCGGAGTCGCCCCCGCGACCCGCACCACCAACGGGTAGGTCTCAAAGGACCGCCAGCCGAACAGCACCTCGTCGCCCACCGTTGCGGTGATCTGGACCAGCTGCTGGCATAGGCTCACCGACCCGCACCCCACCGCGATGTGCTCGGGCGGCATGTCGACGTGCTTGGCCAGGTGCGAGCGCAGCTCGGCGTAGCCATTATCGGGGTACCGATTGATCAGCGACCCCGCCTCGGCGAGGGCGGCCCGCACGCTCGGCAGCGGCTCCTGCACGGTCTCATTACTGGCGAGCTTGATGGCGCCGGGGACGTTTCGGCCCGGTGTGTAGGCCGGTAGTTCGGTCAGTTCGGGGCGAAGTCGTGCGGGCACGTGACCAGACTATCGGGGCACGTGGGGCCCGATGACGACCAACGGCTTTGCCTTTGGGGCGCGCGGCCCTGTACTCTGTGCCCTCGGCGGTTCGGGATCCATTTTTATGGGTCCGGAGTCCCGCTCAGGAAGTTCAGGAGGCGTGCCAGAGCGGCCGAATGGGACTCACTGCTAATGAGTTGTCCCCTTTACGGGGGACCGGAGGTTCAAATCCTCTCGCCTCCGCGTCGGTCTGCAGGCCAAACCTGTTGACCTGCAACAATTGAATAGTAAGCGCCCGTAGCTCAACGGATAGAGCATCTGACTACGGATCAGAAGGTTAGGGGTTCGAATCCCTTCGGGCGCACCATAGGACCGTCATCTTCCGGCGGCTGCTCACCTTCACCCGTGGCTAGCCAACTCGCTGGCACGCCGCAGGCCAACGCCCAAGCGTTGACGACGATCTTCTTCGGCACCGTCCGTCCGCTCTCGCAATTGCCAACCACCGACCGGCCGACTCCCATGAGTTCGGCTAGTTGGTGCTGATCTAGTTGCGCCTCCTCGCGTGCGATCCGTAAGCGGTGTCGCAGGCGGCTCGGGGGGATATTTCCCGATTCGAATGCAGCAGTCATATTGCGCATGGTATGCGCGTACGCGCACGGCCGCAAGTGGGCATAACTGCAACCATCCGCAAACCATGCTTACTTGCTAGCTAAACCCTAAATGGTTCCTATCTGCACAAATCTCAGACAAGGCACTTGCGTGCAGTTTGCGAATATGCGCAAGATAGGCGCATGCCCGCACGCCCCGATGAGTCGAGCACCACCGCCGACGAGATCACCGTCAGCAAGGCCGCCACCTTGTATGACGTCTCTAAACGGACTCTCCAGGCACTCGCCGTGTCCGGCCGCATCCCTGCACGGTTGGTCGGCAAGACCTACCTGCTCGACCACCAGGCAGTCCGCCTATACGCACAGGCGCGCCAGGCCACCCGCGACCTCAACGACTACGCCCAGGCCGCGTCATGAGCACCGTCGCAGCCACCGCCATGTCCCCGTCGGCCGCCCGTGACCTCACCGAGCGCATCCGCACCACCATTGACCGCGCCTGGGACCTCATCGCCAAGGCATACACCGACCGCGCCTGGGCTGTCCTCGGATACCCGACCTGGGACGTCTACTGCGAACGCGAGTTCGGGTCCACCTGGTTCAAGCTGCCCCGCGACACCCGCGGCGAGGTAGTGCAGTCCCTGCGCGACCTCGGCCTGTCCACGCGCGCCATCGGCTCCGCGATAGGGGTCGATGACCGCACCGTCCGCCGCGACCTGTCAGGCGCGGCATCTGCCGCACCTGCGGCTGTCATGGGCACCGACGGCAAGACGTACGCGTCTACCCAGCCTGTCCGCCCTCACCTGGCCGTCGTGCCAGACCTCCCCACAACCGAAGACCACCCGGAGACCGCCCCGATGTGCGAAGGCGGGACGGCCTCCGGGGTTCCACTGACCCCGTCGCTACTTATCTCTGGCGACGGGTACTCAGTCGTGCACAACGCACCCGTGACCGACGGCGTAGAGCCGACCCTCACCTCGTTCGCCATGTGCCCCTGCGGTGCCCGAGCTGAGCTGTACGACAACGCCACCCAGGAAGATCGCGAACGCTTCGACGAGTTCGACGACATCCACCGCTACTGCGACGACCCGACAGAACCTGTCGCGGCAGAACCGGAACCCGAGCCAGCGCCAGCCCCAGCGCGCCGGAAACCGATCACAGACTCCTTCGACGACGCCACCACGGCAGTCACGAAGGCGGTGAAGCGGGTAGAGGCACTGGCGGCCGACGACCGCTTCGACAAGAACGCGGACCAACTCACCCTTCGCAAGAGCGACCTGGTCCGCGCACGAGACGCGCTGCAACGCGTCATCGAGAAGTTCCCCTCGTAACCACAACAAGGAGTTGCTTCATGTCGAATGCTATACCGCTGCACCGGCCACCGGCCATCACGACGGACATCGAAACCATCGACGGCCCGACCGCCGACGCGTACCTCAAGTTCAATACCCACAACCGCCCCCTCAACGAGCGCAAGGTCATCCAGCTGGCCGCCGACATGGAGGCAGGTCGTTGGCAGATGAACGGCGAGGCAATCAAATTCGATACCGAGGGCGCTCTGCTGGACGGCCAGCACCGCCTACACGCCGTCTCCTTGTGCGGTGTGTCCATCGACTCGGTCGTAGTCCGCAACCTGCCGCCCGAAACCCAGATCACCATGGATCAGGGCACCAAACGGTCACCCAGCGACCAACTCAACCTGTCCGGTATCACCGCCTCCAAGTCTGATGCGTCGGCCGTCAAGACGCTGATCATCTGGGAACGTGGCTGGTTCTACACCGACCGCGCCACAGGCTCCGTCACCAGCGCCGAAATCGTCGAATGGACCCTCGCCAACCCCGACACCTTTGAATTGATCAGGCGCGGTACCCACTACACGCGCATCAAGGCACGCCGCGGACTCATCATGGCCGTCTACGCGGGCATCGGACGCATCCACGGTGTCGAGGTAACGTCTGAATTCTTCCAACGCACCCTCGACGGCGTCGGCCTCCAAATCGGCTCACCAATCCTTGCACTGCGCAACAGGTTCGACCGCGTCCGCGGCGAGGGCTTCAAGATGCCCGACGCCGAGGCCATCGGCTACTTCGTCGCCGCCTTCAACCACTGGCTATCCGACCACCACGTGGCCCGGTTGCAGCAGCCCAAGGGAGGCTGGAACAAGACCAACTTCCCGCAGCTCGTCGGCGCACCAGCACAGGAAGTACTCCGGTGATCCGCGAGGTAGTCGTCCCCATGTTTTGGATGCTCCTGTTCGGTGCCTTCATTGGCTTCGTCCTCACGGTCAACGTCATGGCCGCCCGGTGATGGCATGGCGCGCATCCACCAACGCCCCGAGTTGCCGATGCACCTCACGGACATCACGAGCGACCAAACCGTCGCCGACGCTGCGCGCCTGCTATCTCTCGACCCGGCAATCGCAGTCGGCCGCGACCAACTATTCGACGCCATGGCCCGCGAGGAATGGATATTCCGCGGCCGTGACCACCGCTGGATCGCCTACGCCGAATCCGTAACCCTCGGCTACCTCGCACTCCACGACGGCGGCGAATACCAAACGCCCACAGGGCAAACCAAAGAACGCCCCAAACAGATCTACCTAACCCCCAACGGCGTCGCCGAAATGCACTACCGCCTCGGCGGCAGCCAACAACTAGCGCTCACCTGATCAACCACTCACCCAGCACAAGGAGACAGCCATGCCCGTACGCGAAACCAAATGGTGGCGCCGCGCCCTATTCGGTGTCCAACCGACACCGCCACCGACACCCCCAAGTCCCAACCCAATCTGGGACGAGCTGGCCGCCAAGCACGGCAGCCCCGCCGAAATCTGGGGTGCAGCAGCATGATTGAGAACACCTCGCAACGCCACCCCATCGAGCACCTAGCTGGCTGCCTGGACGGCAACACCTCCAACTACATCGAGGGCATGGAGCGGTCCGGGCAACAGCAGCTCCTCAAGTCCGACCTCCTCCCTACCGACGCTGGGCGGGTGTGGTCAGGCGAGGGCGACGCAATGCTCGGCATCAACGGCTGGGATGTTCTGGAACAGTGGGGATTCCAACGCGGCGAAATCGTTGAGGGCGACCCGCTGTTCGTCCGCGCCACCCTCCCGGAAGGGTGGTCACGCAAGGGCAGTGAACACGCCATGCACTCAACCATTGTCGACGACCGCGGCGTTGAACGCGTCAGCGTCTTCTACAAGGCCGCCTTCTACGACCGCCGCGCCAGCATGTCCGTGATCACCGACCCCGGAGGCAATCTCGGAAGCAACGCGATCTATGGCGACGCCGCCGTGGCCCTGCCGGAGGAATGGGCGGTGCTCACCACCGAAGAGCGCGAGGGATTCCGAGGCGCGCTCGATAGCTATCTACGGCGGGCCGAAGAGTATCCAGACATCTACGGGGACCGGGTGCCACGCGTGCATAATCTCGTTGCGCTGGTGGAGGCCGCAGCATGATGCGCCGACTTCCTACCGTCGCTATGGCTGCCGTGCTGGCGCTCGCTACCGCTGCGCCAGCATCGGCCGACCGGGTCAACGACGTCGCCAACGACATCGGCGGCGCGGTCTGCGTCATCGTCGGCGCTGACCCAACCTTCCACGGCATCAACAGCATCGGACAGGCCCTCAACCAGCGCGCGGGTTCACCGACCAGGCCGCCGGACGGGTCATCGCCCTCTCAGTGTCCGCCTACTGCCCGTGGCACCAGCCACTCATCGACCTGTACACCAAGGCATCTCGCTGGAGGTCAGCGTGAGCCGTGACGTGTGGGTCGTCGACCTGGAAACAACCGGACTGGACCGGAATGTCCACCTCCCTGTTGAGGTGGCGGCCGTGAACCTCAAGACCGGGCGCGAAATCCGCTTCGTGCCCTTCATTACCGGAGATGAGCTGGGCAAGGCAGACCGGGAAGCCATGCGGATCAACATGTACTACGAGCAGGGCCTGTACAAGGACCAGCTTGACCGCGACACGTCAATCCGCTGCTACCAAGACGTTTTCGAGCTGCTACAAGGGCAGACCCTGGCAGGCGCAAACCCCCGATTTGACGCCGACATGCTGCTGATCGGCTACGAGTGGCTACTCCAGCTGGAACCACGGCTACCCGGTGCCAGCACTCGCGTAGAGGCGCCATGGCATCACCGCCTTGCAGACGTATGCGCCTACGCCGCAGGCACTCTCAACATCCCACCCGACGACATACCCGGCCTCGCTGGGGTGTGCCAACTACTTGGCGTCACCAACGAGGCCGAGCACACCGCGCTGGGAGACGCCCGCGCGACCGTCGAATGCTTCCGCCGCCTCTACCCCGGGAAGGACCAATGAACGACCCCGTCGCACGCCACAACCAACTGGTGAGCAAGAACATCGAGATCGCCACGAGCAAGTTGTCTCCCATGGAGCGGCTCCGGAAGCAAGCAGCCGCCAATTCCAACACCCTCGGGTACGCCGTCTTCCTGGGACTGCAACGACAGGCCAACACCTACGCCGGGGCAGTGCCCGCAGACGAAGTCCAGCGTCGGCGCCGCCGGAACCGCGCGGCCCGCAAGGCGCGCCGTAGGAACCGCGCGTCATGAGGAAGGAATGCACCCGGCCCAACTGCACCGAGTTGGTACAGGCCCGCGGACTGTGCCCGACTCACTACGCCAAGTACCGGCGCCTCGCTGTCTCCGACGGCCGCTGGAGCCCGCTGCACGTACCAGCGGACGACACCCGCGCCCGCGTCCTCGCCCTCATGGCGGCGGGGGTCGGCATATCCCGGATCGCGGAACTTGCCGGAGTTACCCACCGGGCCATCGACTTCCTGACCCGGGAAGACCAGCGCCTGGTGAAACGAACCACCCGCGCCGCAATCCTCGCTATCCCGGTGCCCGTGTGTCCGTTTGGGCCACAGATGGCCGCTGGCGCGCGGATAGATGCCACCGGTTCACGCCGCCGCGTTCTCGCCCTCTCCGCTGTCGGATGGTCGCAACAGCACCTCTCGGTACGCCTCGGGCTACACCCCGGCCGCCTGTCCAAGGTCGCAACCGGCGCCATCAAGAAGGTCACGGTGTCCCGCGCCCGAGAGATCGACGCCCTGTACCGCGAGTTGCAGGAAGTACCAGGTCCTTCCAATGTCGCGCGGCGCATCGCCACGCAGAGGGGATGGCCGCCGCCGGTGGCATGGGACGACACCGAAATCGACGACCCCGCCGCAACGGCCCACATCCGCGGAGGACAGGTCGTATGGATCGACCTCTACCGCGACTACCTCGACCTCGGATTGTCCAACGACCAGATAGCCGAACGCATGGGGGTCACAACGGAATCCGTCGAAGCACGGCTCAAGCGGCTACGCAAGAAGGGCATAGCGGCATGACAGCACGCAAGAAGGCCAAGCCGCTACCGGGTGCCATAACCACCCAGAAACGCAACGACGGCGCCGGTTGGAGCTGGCGCTGGCTCTCCAACAAGGGCAACGTGCACTTTCACCCGGGACCGTTCCCAACCACCATCGCTGCGCGCGCCGCAGCCCGTAAGTGGGTACGAGACAAAGTGCTTCGCGAGGCCACTGGTGACGACGAATGAGCGCGCGGCGACGCTGCCCAGTGTGCGGTGCAACCGTGTTCCGCACACCCAAGGGCAACGTCCTCGCACATCACGACCCACATGGCATCGCGCGCTGCCCCATGTCATACGAGAAGTTCGACCTGTGCGAGCCGTGGACCCCACGCGTCAAACACCTTTGGGAACGGCGCGCCGCAGCGTGACAACAGACGACATCTGGGCAGAGCCGTACATATCCGAGTGGAACGAAGACCTGACCCGTGAGCACGTCAAGGGCCGGTCAATGGGCTGGTGCGAGTGGTGTGGCAAGCAGCACGGGACTGACATGCACCACCGCCGCAATCGGTCACAGGGCGGCCAGTGGCACCCCGCCAACATCGTGCACCTGTGCCGCGACTGCCACCAGTGGGTCACCACCAACCCGGCGGACGCCGAGGCCGTCGGACTCACCCTCACCCACGGCCAGGACCTCTACGACACCCCCATAGCGCTGCCTATGCACGACATCTATCTGCACGACAACTACCTACCGAAGGGCCGCAACGCATGACCGCCGCCGATACCAAGCTGATCCCCGCCGCGGACGGCATGTATGCCGGTATCCCCGACGAGGCATACCACGCCGACCGAGCCAGCCTGTCGTCATCAGGTGCACGCTCCCTGCTGTCACCGTCCTGCCCCGCGATCTTCCACCACGAGCAGCGGCAGCCACCGAAGCCGAAGAAGCAGTACGACTTCGGACACGCCGCACACAAGTACGTCCTGGGTGAGGGCAGCGACATCGCAGTCCTGGACCCCGCGGTGCACGGATTGAACAAGGACGGCACACCATCCAAGGCGCCAACACACACCGCCATGTGGCAGCAGGCCGTCGACGAGGCGCGACAGCGCGGCCAGGTACCAATGAGCGTTGACGAGGACACCAAGGCCCGGGCGATGGCGGCGAAGGTCCGTGAACACCCGCTAGCCGCCGCACTGCTGGCAGACGGCACCCCGGAGTTGTCCGGGTACTGGCACGACCCAGAAACCGGTGTCCGGCTCCGCTTCCGGCCTGACTGGCTGCCCAACCCCGGCCGCGGACGTCTCGTCGTCGTCGACTACAAAACCAGCACCAGTGCCAGCCCAGCTCACTTCGCCAAGGCCGCAGCCGAATACGGATACCACCAACAGGTGCCCTGGTACCTCGACGGACTTGCCGCCGCTGAAATCTCGGACGATGCCGCGTTCGTATTCATCGTCCAGTCGAAGGACGCCCCATATCTGGTGTCCGTCATGGAACTTGACCCGCAGGCCGTCGACCTCGGCCGCCGCCGCAACCGCAAGGCCATCGACCTGTACGCCCGATGCGTCGCCAACGACCACTGGCCCGACTACGGCCAGGGCATCCACCCCGTATCCCTACCCAACTACGCCGTCTACAGCCAAGAAGGAGACCTAGACCAGTGACCGTCACCGCCTACCAGCCCGTATCCGCTCCCACCCGTACCGCCACCAGCCAGGCAACGTCTGTGGAGCAGTCCCGCGCAATCGCCGAGGTGCAATCGGCCGTCATTGTCGCGCAACAGATTCCGCGCGACCTCAACCGCGCCGAGGCAGAGATGCGGGACGCGTGCAGCCGCTTGGCCATGGCAGTCCAAGCGTTCTACCAGGTACCCAACCGCGGCACCGGCCCATCCGTCCACCTAATGCGCGAGCTGGCCCGGGTATGGGGCAACGTCCAGTACGGCGTCAACGAATTGCACCGCGACGACACCAGGGGAGAATCAGAGATCCTGGCCTGGGCGTGGGACGTCCAAACCAACACCCGAGCCACCCGCACCTTCATCGTCCCGCACGCCCGCATGGCCCGCGGTCGGCGCGAAGAGCTGACCGACCTCGGCGACATCACCAATAACAACAACAACGCTGGCGCACGCGCCGTACGCGAGTGCATCAGCGCGATCCTGCCCAAGTGGTTCACCGAGGAAGCACAAAACCGGTGCCGCGCCACCCTCGAAAACGGCGAGGGCGTCCCACTCAGTGAGCGCATCGAGAAGATGGTCACCGAGTTCCGTAAGCAGCTGGGCATCACCGAGGCCCAGATGGAAGCCCGGATCGGAAAGAAGCGCGGGGCCTGGGACGCAGGGGACGTCGCCCAGATGGGCATCACCTACACCTCCATCACCCGCGACGGTCTCGACAAAAACGAGGCATTCCCGGCCGCGGCATCGTCACTGGCCGACGAAATCACCGCAGCGGCAGCAGAGAAGAAGCAACCAGAAACGGACCCCGAGGCATCTACGACCGGTGATCTGGCACCCGACGACCAGCGCGCTACCGAGCGCGAGGGTGCTACAGAGCCCGGGGCCGAGGAGGTCCCCGCGCCGGGCGGTGGTGACCCCACGCCGCCGCCCGGCAGCGGCACGTCTGACGGGGACGACCCGGCAGAGGTCAACAGCTGCGGCGATTTCCTGGCCACGAAGAAGGACGTCGGCACTATCCGCGGCCTTCTCGCCAACGCCAAGTACTCGTTCCGCACCAAGGAATCCGCTGCCGACGCACTGGCCTACCTCAAGACGGTCATCGGCAGGGACATATCGGACATCAACGACCTGTCCGAGTCAGAAGCGGCAGCCATCATCACCGCACTCAACAATAAGGAGAACTAACCAAATGTCCTGGGAATTCGTAACATTCCTCATCGTCGGCGGCATCGCACTGCTGCTATTCCTCGGTGGTCTAGGCGTCAAATTCCTAGACCGTGACTCTGAGGGCGCTATCGCCTCGATGGGCACGGGGCTCATCGGCATCCTGATTGCCTTCGCGGTCCTCCTCATCGGCTGCTTCACGGTCGTCGGTACACGCAAGGTCGGCATCGAGACCGTGTTCGGGCGGCCCTCCGGCGAAACGCTTTCCAACGGCTTCCATTGGAAGAAGCCGTGGGCGACGGTCGACGAGATGGACGCAGCGGTCCAGATCGACAAGTACGAGGGCAACGGCCGCATCAAGGTCCGTCTGGGCAACTCGTCCACCGCCGACGCGGACGTGTCCGTGCGCTGGCAGATCAAGCAGGACGCCGCTGACGAGCTGTACGTGCAATACCGATCGTTCGACAACGTCCGTACCAACCTGATCACCCGCAACCTCCAGGTCGCACTCAACGATGTGTTCTCCAAGCTGGACCCACTGGCTACCAAGTGGGCCAACGGATTACCGCTGGAGACATTCGCCAAGGACACCTCCGAGAAGCTGCGGAGGCTCGTCGGAGAACAGGTAGACATCCTCGACGTGGCGGTGCCCACCATCGACTACGACGACGGCACCGAAGCCCGCATCAATGAGCTGAACGCTGAGCGCGCCAATACAGCGAAAGCGGAGCAGGCGAAGAAGACGGCCACTGAACAGGCCGAAGCGAACCGCATCCTCTCGTCATCGGTGTCCAACGACCCCAACGTGATTGTGCAGAACTGCATCACCAAAGCACTCGACAAGGGCATGTCCCCGTGGGGCTGCTGGCCCGGTACCGGCGCCCTCGCCACGATCCCCGCTCCAACCAAGTAACACCCAACCCAGAAGGAGAACAGTCCGATGTACGGAAACGAACTGCCACCGGGGCTACCGCCCCTATCCGAAACATATGCCAGAGCAGCCAAGTTCGATGTCGCCACCGAACTGATGATCACTACAGTCCTCAAGATCGCGGAGAGCGCGGCCGGGAAAATTGAGGCCCTGGCCGAAGAGGGGAAGCTCCCCAAGCGGGCCGCTTACCTGTTGTCCAACGTCGCTGCTAAGGCACAGGTCGGCGCAGCGTTCGGTGAGAACACGCCGGAGTTCAGGGAAACCATGGTCCGTTTCATGAATGCCGGATGGGTGCCGCCAGTGAAGGATTCAGAGAAGGGCGCGGCGGACGGAGCGGCGGTGACCCATGGCTGAACCAGACGAGGACGAGAAGGTAGTTCGCCCCTTCGCCGCCTTCCTACAGGAACTCAACAAGGGCCGCGTCCATGAAGAGTTGTCCCAAGGTCTCCACGATCTTCTAGCGGCGGTGAAAGCCACCGGCAAGAAGGGCTCCCTCACGCTGACTTTGGTTGTGTCGCAGGAAAAGAAGACCCCGATGCTGATCATTGACGACGACGTGACGCCCAAGCTCCCGAAGCCGGACCGGACGCGTTCCCTCTGGTTCGTGGACAAGGACGGCAACCCCACTCGATCCGACCCGAACCAGCTCGATTTCAACTCCATCCAAGCCGTACCCACCCCGGTACCCGCCGAGGACAACACCCGAAAGGAAGCCAACTAAATGGCATCATTCACCGACACCAGTTCCCGCACGGAGGTCGATGCGACAGCCGACCTCGCCCGGCTGGCCGTTGACCGCGTGGACGCCGTATCACCCGATACAGCAGAGGTTTTCACATTCACGGTCCGAAATGACGAGACCCAGCAGTTTCATTCGCTGGAGAAGTACCTGCCGAACCCGCGCCGCCAACGCGGCACCACAGCGGTTCTGGATGCGGACAGCCTGAATCTGATCCTGGGTAAGGTCCAGCAGCTCGACGCGCTCGGTTTCGCGGACCGCGCAAGCAACCGGGTGACCGCGATACTCAATTACGAGGGTTGGGGTGATCACCGGATCGCTCTGCACTTGAAGCACTCTCGTGAGTGGCAGCACTGGTCCCAGCTCGACGGTGAGTTCCTGCCTCAGGCCAGGTTCGCCGACCACCTCCAGGATGGGCTCTCCGAGATCTACAACCCCCCGGCGGCCGACCTGGTGGAGATTGTGCGGAAGTTTCAGGCCAAGCGGTCCCTCTCGTTCAAATCGGCACGGGATATCGCCAACGGTGAGGTCCAGTTCGAGTACGTCGAGGAGACCTCGGATGCGGGCGGCGGAACCGCCGGGACAATCGAGATCCCGCAGGTACTCACGCTGAGGCTCCCGATCTACGAGCGCGGCGCCCGTTACGAACTGCTGGCGCACTTCATGTACCGGCTCGGGCCGCAGGGCGTCGCGTTCGGATACAAGCTCGACCGGGCACAGGAAGTCGTTGATGCCGCGTTCGACGCCGAGGTCGAGAAAATCACCGACAGCCTGCCCATCGCGTACGGCCCTGCGCCGGAGCCGGTTCAGCCGTTCAGCAACGAGTACAGCCGGTAGACGTGTCCGCTACCGAACACCATGAGGAAGCCCTGCGTCTCTATGAAGAGGCGCAGGGCCTCCCCAAGGCACAGTCCACCCCGCTCATCGCGGAGGCACAGCTCAACGCATCCCTGGCGCTGTACGAGCTGCTAGCGGAATCCGCGTACAACGCCGGGCCGAACGTCGAGGCCAAAGCCCCGTTCATAGGTGACCCCACATGGAGGACCGAATGAGTCGCCCACGTAAGCAACGGTTCCCGCTCGCCGCCGTCCTGACCGTCGCCGCCGGGCTACCCGAAGGCGCGCTATGCAAGGTCAGCGAAGTGCAAGCGCTCCTCGGGTTCATGACCGGCGGAACGATCACCATCAACCAGGTCCCAAGGGCCAAGGACTTCTGCCAGAAATTCCTCCTAGACCAGCACCGGTTCCTGGACTCGCTCGTACCTGAATCCACCGAAGTGGAGAAGGTGCGCCGCTGGGGCACCAAGTGTCAGGAGCGCTGGGGCAAGGAAGTGTTGGTAGAAGCGTGCCCCGGGGACGCCTACCAGCATCGCGCCAGCGTCGATGAACTCCAGCATCTCTGGAGCAGCCGGAAGGCGGCCTCCTGATGCCTGAGTTCGCAGACCTGTTCCCCGGCGCCACCCGCAACGTAGCCAACTACCGGGGCGACATCGCCGCACACATCCTGGCCGACACCCACCCATTCGGCCCCGACCTACACGGCGCCTACTACGCGCCCGTCTCGGCGGTGTACGACCCGGCCACCGACCAGACCAAGGTCACGTTCCGCCCGATCCCCCGCCGGCAGCCCACCACCCGGAGACGGGAGCAGCAGCCGTCACCGTTTGGGCTGAACCGGCGCCAGCGCCGACTACTAGGAGATACCAAGCATGGCAAGCAATCTCGCAGAACTTCTTGAGGTCGGAGCCCGGTACGCGGCGAAAGCTGTCCGCCGCGCCGCAGACACCATCGAGAACGCCGAGGGCCAGCAGCTCCTCGCGTGGATAACAGGTCTGCGCGCCACCGTCACCCCCGCCGATGAACCGGGAGCCGGGGAGACGACGGAGCAGCAGCCAACGGTGGGTGCGGTCATCAAAGTCACCTGCGAGCTGTGCCCTCGCAGCATGGACCAGCTGACCGCCCCGGACACGCTTTGGGTGTGCCAGGCGTGCGCCATGGGTCATCTGCACTGGGATGGCGTCTCTCGCCATGTGACGCGGACGTACCGGGTGCTGGGGATGTACCCGTGAAGGTCCAGCTGATACGCGGACAAATCACTACCACTGATGGTGTGACCCGCAAGTTCCAGATCGCGCCTCTCGGCTGGATGCAGTGGGGAACCACCGACAAGCAGCTCGGCGAGACCGTGGATCTGTTGGAGGCGCTGACGCAGGCCGCCGCCGCTCACATCGCCGGGTACGGGGAGCAGCCATGAACCCCGAACTGGAAGAAAGGAAATGGGTCGCCGAGTGCCAGGACTGCCCCACCACCAAGGACGAGGAATACGGCCATGAAGTGAAGGCCACGTGGGAGTTCCCTCGCGGCCGGGAAGGTCTCAAGCAAGCAGAACGGTTCGCGGTCCGCCACCGCGCTCTGCGCGGGCACAACGTCCAGGTGCTGACTCGCTTGGCCATGACATTCAACCTCTACGACAACCCCGGCCTGGAGTACCTCCTAGGTCTCGGTGACGCCGGAGACAACATCGGAATCCAGCGATGAGCAGCAGCCGCGCGTTCCGCGCCGAGTTTGGCGGCTGGTGCGACTACGGCGACGACCCGATCCGGCCCGGCGACGAAGTCCGCTACGACGACGACACCCCTCGTACACACCGCCTGCCCAAACCCAGTAACCCCCACCGACATACGGGACATCTGCCCCAACTGTTGGTGCCAGCACGCAGGAGAATGCGCATGACCGACAGCCCGAAAGTAATAGTGCAGCAGCTCGATTCGAGCATTCTCATCGACATCTATCTCGATGGATTCATGACGGGCGCCGCAACCTGCGCGCTCAACTACAGCCAGGACGATGCCGAGGCTGACCGCGTTTCCGAGACTCTCGTTCGCGCAGTCAAGACAGACCCGGCCGCGATGGAAGAGATACGTCGCGAGGTCCGCGAACGGCTCCTCGGAATCGAAGGTGAGACAAGGAACCTCGACGTATTCCACCCGGACTATAAGGAGCGCTGAACAATGGCGACACTCAGAGTGAAACTTGTTCTGGAGGCCGTGATTTGCGACCACTGCGACACGAGCTTCGGTGTCCCGGTCTGGCTCAGCGGGCACCCGATCCACTGCCCACTCGGGCACCGGAACGAAGGCCGCGAGTTCGAGACGGTGCCGGATACGCCGAACGTTGCTACACCAGAGGGAATCTGGGAAGTGTTGACCGGCGCCGCCGCTGAGGAACTGGAACTGGGCGGCGATGCCGGAAGCGTGGTCGCATGCATTCGAGAGATGTTGGCCGAGGAAGGGCATGTGGTCGTTCAGGTCCCACGTGTTGCACACAAGGGGCCACGCGATACCGACGCCTCGATGTACGCGGCAGCCGCCGGGCGACTGGAGCGCGGCTACGGCATAGGTGGCAGCAACCTGACCCGCGCGGTTGCGACACTGCTCAGCTCTGTGGCCGAGGCGGCAGCCCGGTGAGCGCCAACAACTGGACTACCTGCTACGCCTGCCAGACCCGGCGTGCCGATGCTAACGACGAACGAATTGCCGAGCAGCGGAAGCTCATCGAAGACGCGTACGGACAGGTGTCACAGGAGGAATACGACAGCCTTCGCGGCCGCCTGGAGAGTGCCATTGCAGAGATCGAAGCAGCCCCACTGAGTCAGACCTTCCGCGAAGACTACGAGATCCACGGCGCAGAAACCGGTGTCGTAACAGTCAGTTACGGCGGTAGCTGCACCGTATGCGGCTACGGGACAGCGTTCGAGGAACAGCACCCCATCGAGGCCCGCGAGCTGCACTCCGTGAGAGAGAACCGCCATGGGTGACAGGACCGGCATCGAATGGACCGATGCCACATGGAATCCCGTAACCGGCTGCGACAAGGTTTCTCCCGGCTGCGATCACTGCTACGCCGAGACGTTTGCCGAGCGTTGGCGCGGCACGCCGGGGCACTACTTCGAGAGCGGGTTCGATGTGCAGCTGCGACCGGACAAGCTCGACTTGCCCCTGCGCTGGACCAAACCGCGCAAGGTGTTCGTCAACTCGATGTCAGACCTGTTCCACGACAAGGTGCCTGACGAGTACATAGCCCGCGTGTTCGCCGTCATGGCCCTCGCGCCACGACACACTTTCCAGCTGCTAACCAAACGCCACGGCCGCATGCACGCGCTCCTCGGATCTGAGAGGTTCCCGGGCCTCGTGTACATGGCCATCAACGCACTGCTGGAACACGGTAACCCGCTCCACATCAACGATGTGGCGATCATGGCGGCACTCGACGGCTTCTCTCGGGGGCGGTTCAAGGTGCTACCCAACGTCTGGTTGGGCGTGAGCGCCGAGGATCAGAAGCGCGCCGACCTACGCATTCCGGCCCTGCTGGATACCTCGGCAGCCGTGCGGTTCGTCAGCGCCGAGCCGCTCCTCGGGCCGCTGGACATCGCGCGGTTCGCTGAGCACGATGACGCCAAGTACGACGTGCCACCTCTCAGCTGGGTGATAGTTGGCGGCGAATCCGGTCCTGGCGCAAGGCCGATGCATCCCGAATGGGCTCGCTCGCTACGCGATCAGTGCGTAGCCGCTGGCGTGCCGTTCCTGTTCAAACAGTGGGGCGAGTGGACACCGAACACAGGACATCAGTACCGGGATTGGGCCAATCTCAGTGATCCCCATGCGTTCGTCATGCGCGTCGGCAAGAGGCGCGCCGGGCGGGAGCTGGATGGGCGCACATGGGACCAATACCCAGGGGCGGTTGCGTGATGACGACTGTCTGGTTCGTCTCCGACCTACATATCGGGCACGCGCTCGTCGCTGTGATCCGGGCAGAGCGCGCCGGTATCGCCCTGCCGGCCAACCCTGTGGATCGGCAACTCGCGGCTATCGAGTGGCATGACCAGACCTTGGCGGAGAAGTGGGATGCCATCGTTCACCCCGGAGACCAGGTATGGGATCTGGGGGACAACAGCTCTGGAACCAACACCGCCCAGATGAAGTCTCTTGCGTGGCTGTACCAGAGGCCGGGCGAGAAGCACCTGGTTCCGGGTAACCATGACCGGTGCCACCCGATGTACCGCGACGCCCACAAGTGGCAACGCGACTACCTCCAGGTGTTTCAGTCGGTGCAGCCGTTCGCGCGGCGCCGTATCGGCGGCCGAACCGTTCTCATGTCGCATCTGCCTTACCTGGGCGACCACACCACCGCTGAGCGGTACAACCAGTACCGGCTCCGCGATGAAGGCGCATGGCTTCTCCACGGCCATACCCACAGCACCGCAAGCTATCTGCCGTACGTACACCAGCGTCAGCTCCATGTCGGAGTGGATGCCTGGAACCTAGCGCCAGTCGGTATCGACACCCTCGCAGAAGGCATCGAGTTCCTTGAACGGGGTGATGCGTCGTGAACGCCGCCGATGTGCTTGCCGCGCTGCGTAAACACCACCGGGACGCTGCGCTAGTACCCGAAGTGGTGATACACGATGACCACCCAATCTGGGCTGAGCTGCCCGATGGGCATGGGCAGCCCTACACACGCCGGATAGACGCGCTGATGTTCGACAGCTTGGAACGCACCGCGATTGAGATCAAAGTCTCCAAAGCCGATGCCGCAAAGGAGACCTGGGAAAAGGTCCAACCGTGGCGCCGGGTGTGCCACAGATTTGTGTATGCGGTACCGGCTGGGCTCATAGAGCATCCGCCTGTCTACGGGTGCGGGCTGTGGTGGATCCACGACCCGACCCCTTTGTATCCGCATGGTCGCGTCGAGGTGCGCCGCAAAGTCTCGATCAACAAGACACCTGAGCAGTTGCCACAGCACGTAATACAGGCCCTCGCGTACCGGGCGGCGGGCGTAGCGAGCATCAAGAGAGCGGGGAATACACCATGACCGACACCCCTCCAATGCCGGTAAGACTGGATGGCCGCGTGACCGTATCCGAGGGAGAGCTAGCCAACTTGGTTCGGCTGCTGCGCGAGACGGTGGACGACTCATGGCTGGCGGTCAACTTCAAGCCGGACTACGGCGCTGGCCAGACCAAGAAGATCGATACGAAAGCGGCTCAAGCTCTTGCGATCTCGCTCCTACAGCGGATCAATTCCACGCGCCTCGGGCACGCCGAGGGCACCGTCGCTACCCATGGGGATGGGCGGCTCGCCCGCCGCTACTACTCGGACGCTGAGCAGCGGTTGACATGGCTCGTGGTCCAGCCGCCGAGCGACAAGCGGGTGGAAGTCGAAAGTGGTCCCGAGCTCCCCGGCCTCGGCTGGAAAGTCCGCGACGACAAGCCGTGGCAGGTAGTCCGGTGACCGCCTACACGTTCAACGTTGAGCCGCCCAAGCACGGCTCGCACATCGAGTTCTACGCGGAGGAGCGGGGGTGCCTGCCGGCCACACCGAACCTGGAGCGCGCGAGCCTCCAGAACGCGGTGTTGTTCGGCGGCCCTGCGGTGCGGCGCTGCCTGGAGCAAGCCCCGATTGTCGGTGATCACAAGCACGTGTTCGTGGACACGAAGGTATCCCTGCTACTGCCGGGTTTCATCCCGGCGATACCGGGCTGGCACACCGATGGCGTTCCACGTCTCCACACCGTGACGGAGAAGGTCGGTTCACCGTTCAACGCTGGCCCTCCATCTATGAACGCTCAGGGCGCCCAAGAGGCGAAGGGGTACCGGCCCCGGTTCCACACCATCCATGTCGGAAACCACTGCCCAACAAGGTTCATGCGCAAACCGTGGGTCATTGACCTGGAACATGGCGAGGACTCGGGCCTGTATCGCGAACTGTCTCAAAAGGTTGAGAGCGCGCCATATTCCGAGCGAGGCGCGTATCTGGATTCTCCGCTGGAGCAGTGGCTTTCGTGGAGTTGGTGGAACGTCCACACCGCGACGCCTGCGGATTGGCGTGGATGGCGGCTCCTCATCCGGGTGACGGAATCAGACCAGCCCCCGTTGGATTCGGGATTCATCCGGTCCCAGACGCAGGTGTACGTACCCACGGAGTTCGGCTGGTGAACAACAACAAGACGGAAGGGGAGCGGTAGTGCCTCGCGAGTACGGGCGTATGTGGTTCTCGATGTGGACCGATGAGGACTTCTGCGCGCAGGAGGTGTTCGACAAGCTCCTGTTCTGTGTGCTGATCGCACAACCGGCCATGAACTACGCCGGGGTGCAGCCGATCAACATGCGGCGCTGGCGGAAGGCCCTTCGCCAGCGCGGGCGCATACCCCAGGAGTCCGCCGTCGAGGAGGCCCTGGTCCGGCTGGAGCGCAGCCGGTACGTGTTCACCGACGAGGACACCGGGGAGACCTTGGTGCGGTCGTTCATGCGCCGAGACGAGGTCGGAAAGCAGCCCAACGTGATGCTGTCCGCGCTCCGCTCGGCGGCCCATGTGGAGTCGCCGAAACTCGCGTATGTCCTCGCCGGGGAACTGGAGCGGGTACCGCTGCCCTCCATCGCGGGCGAAAGCCCGAAGGCGTTGAAGCTCCGTGACAACTTGAAGCGGGCACACGCGGAAGCGTTGGCGCACTTGGGAACCCTTACCCAAGGGTTATCGGAACCCTTTCCTGAACCCTTTGGAGAAGGCTTTGATGAAGGGTTACCGGAAGGGTTCACGCCACCTGGGGAAATGGAACCCTTCCCAAAACCCTTTGGAGAAGGGTTCGCGTCAGGGTCGGGTCAGGGTGAGGGTCAGGGTGTTATCTCACCTTCCGTAGGTACCTGGTTTGGGGAGCGCTCCGCGCCGCCCCCCGAATTCTGCCCAAAGCACCCCGGCGGCACCGACGACCCGTGCCGCGCATGCCAGCGCCACCGAGAACGCCGCGAAGCCTGGGACGCCGAACGCCCCGCCCGTGAGAAAGCCGAACGCCGCGCCCGCATCGCCGCCTGCACCGAATGCGGGGGACGCGGCTGGATCGACAACGACCACGACAGCCTCCGCCGCTGCCAATGCAACCCCGAAGCACCCAAGGAGTCCGCATGACGAGCTACCCCACGAACATGACCCTGCGCCCGATCACCGCCTGGCCGCACCAGCTCACCCAGGAACGCCGCCGCTCGAACTTCTCCGCGCAGTGGAGCGAAACCCTCAACCTGCTCGACCGGGAACTCTGGTATCTCGGGAGCGGCAGGCAGAACGCGTCAGCCGTCCTCCAGATCGCGATGCGTGAGCAAGACTTCCGCATGGACGGGATGCCCCGCGCCACAGCCAAACCCGAGCACCCCGGCGTCATCCTGAACGTCGAATCCCGCACAGGGCCACTGTCGTTCCCCTGCGACACCTTCACCAACTGGCAGGACAACCTCCGCGCCATCGCCCTCGCGCTCGAAGCGCTCCGCAAGGTGGACCGTTACGGCGTCACCCAAACCGGGCAGCAGTACGCCGGGTGGAAGCAACTCCCTTCCGCAGGAGCTCCAGCCCCCGGAGGCCAATCCGCCGATGACGCTGAACTCCACCTCCGGCTTGCCGCTGGCGACAAAAATTCGCCGCTCGACAAGGTCTACCGAGCCGCACGAGCTAGAGCCCACCCGGACCGCAACAGCGGGGACCGTTCCGCGTGGGACGCCGTCGAGGCCGCCGCTGCCGTGCTCCGCGCCTTCGGGCGCCTCCAGGACCAGCGGTGAACGCCCGCGACGAGGTCTGCGCCGGCAGCGGCAAGGTCCCGCTCACCCGACCGCGCAAAGGCCGCGCCTACTGCCCCACCTGTCAGCGCTCGTACCGCATCCGCCGCGACGGCGTTATGCCACTCCACCAGAAGCAACGACCCAACCAACCAGCAGCCAAGGAGAACCGATGAGCACCACCACAGGACCGAACAACCACCGATGGCTGCGGAAGTGGCTCCGGCTGGAACCCCACCAGCCCATCGGCGCCGAAGGCGAACCCCCATACCTGCTGCGCTGGTACGTGATCCCGAGGAACCGCTGGCTGAACGTCTACCTCCACAAGTTCCTACGCGACGACGAAGACCGCGCCCTACACGATCACCCGTGGTGGTTCGTTTCCATCGTCCTGCGGGGCAGCTACACCGAAATGACACCCACCGGTGAGCGCCGCCGCCGCGCCGGTTCCGTCGCCTTCCGCCCGGCCAAGTGGCGGCACCGGGTCATCCTCGACAAGACCCTCCAGGAAGTCGGCGAGCTCGAAGCGGGCGGTCGGAGGCCACCGCGCGTGCGGCTATGGAACACCGGGCGCATCCCCTGCTGGACCCTGATCATCACCGGGCGGCGGAGGCGGCTCTGGGGATTCTGGTGCCGCCGACTGGTTGACACATGGTCAGCGGAAACCTACGACGATCGGGACAGGATCGTCGCCTCCACTGACGGTCAGGTCGAGGTCGAACGATTCATCCCGTGGGATGAGTTCGGGGCCGCCGGATGCGGTGAGCCGGTCAGGAGCGACCGATGACCCAGCCGACCCACGAAGGCGCCAGCGCCGCGCCGGAGGCCATACAAACCGCCTTCCAGGAAGGGATCGACCTCGGGCTGCAACTGGCGCGTCTGTCGCTCTCCGACGTAGCCGACTACGAGGAGACCGCCGAGGACGGCGGACCGGTCATCGCCGACCGGCTGCGCAAGTACGTGACCGTCCTATCCTCGATGCCCACGACCTACCCGCCCTACGCCGGGGCTCAATGATGGTGGAACGGTTGTCGGAGGCTCGGATTCAGGCGCTCATTGCCTCAGAGCTGCCAGAACTGAACGGGCAGTTCCAAGGCCATCGAACCGGATGCCAGTGCGCCGCACACTATGACGGACCATGCCCGAACGCCGCCGTCTACGTGATTGAGGCCCACGCGACCGATGAATGCAAGGGCGACGGCGTCAACGAGTTCGGCAACTGGGTGATCTTCATGTGCCATGAATGCGCTACCCAAATGGTCATCAAAATCTGCATGGACGTAGCTTCACGCGGCCTCCACGCGATTCTCACAGGTCGCGATGAATCCCTGCGCTGCGAAACATGCGAAGCGCCGATAAGGAACCACCGGGACATCTTGCGTTCGGTACGCCCGTACGAGGAGGTGTTCCCTGATGGAGCGTGACTGGACACCAGAACAGTTGGGGCTCTGGCGGATACGGAAATCCTTGAAGGGGGAGCGCCCGCCGTGGCCTGAGCTGCCCCCACTACCCGGCGTCATTCCGACACCCCGTTGGTGGATATGGCGGCCCGGCCAGCTGAAACCCATGGCCGCGTTCGATTCCCAGCCTGACGCACTCGGCTGCGTCTACGACATCCTGGCGATAGAGAGCAGGAGAAAGACGTGACCGCAATGGTATTGGTCGCACTCGCCGCCTTGGCGCTGGTCGTGTTGTGCAACGTTGCATGGCTCCTCGTCTGGAGCCGGAAGCGTGACAACCCCGGTCCGAACCGGGTTCAGGTGGCTGGCGACAACTCCACACAGATATCCGGCACCAACATCACCATCACCGCCGTGAACGGCTCCCTCGCTGCCCACACCATCGACGGCGCCGTCACGATCGGCCAAGGGCAGGCTTCGACATCTCCGCTCAGGGCTGGAATCACGCGGGATGGCCGGTGCTGGGAACAGGCACCCGCATGTGCGTGTGGTTCAGAAGCGTGCCGTGGGCATCCGTCAACGATTCAACCTGCCCTCGTTACCAATTTGTACGCCAAGAGCCTCCAGGAGGCTCTCGCCCGAGGCCCGAACGGGCTCGCCAAATCCGACACGATTCGCCCCCAGACACCGTGGGAACGGCAGCTCGCGGAACAGCAGGAAGGACCCCCGCACTTGGATGACCGCCCCGGACTGGCGGCCATCCTCGCTGGCCTGTACCGAGTCCAAAGTATCGCGGCCACTTTGAAGATGGGACCAGCCGTCCAGCACGTAGGTGAGCTTCCTGCTGGTCTGTCCTTGAAAGACAAGAACACCTTGTTCTACGACGAGACTGAGCGGTGCGGATACCTCTGGACCGGTACACGTTTCGTTATCGAGGGTGCCGAGGCCAGACCTGAGCAACCAGCACCACCCGAGTTCCTACTCGGCTACGCCAGCCCCATCCCGGTACGTGAGTTCAAAGCCACCTGCAGCTGCCCTCGCTGCGGCTGGGTGGATGCCCACTACCTCCACACCATAGACCTGCCCGAAGGCGCCACCATCGGCCGCGAATGCACCAACTGCAAAATGCAGTGGGGTGAGAAATGATCGCCCACACCCCGGATTCAATCTGGCTGGAACGCAACGGGAAACGGTGGCCTATATCCTTCAACCTCTTCTATCAGAAGGATGAACTACCGACTCTCGTCCTGCTTGACACCCTCCACCCCGGAGATCGGATAGAGCTACCAGGCATCACCACAGAGAGGCCCGCTTGGGTCGATGTTGGAGTTTGGCCCCCTGGTTCTCCTGAGGGTGACAGCGGTTGGTTCATGAGGAAGACGCATCCATATCGAATCCCGATGGTGTTCAACTCGTTTGACACCTGCCCCGCCTGCGCGACGGAAACAGTCCACCTCATCGAGGTGCCCGAACTCGAAAGATTCTGCGACACCGGCTGGGGCGGATGCCCGGTGCGCCGGTATCTCCTTCGCACCTGCATCACCTGTGCCAATTCATGGGAACAGGAGGCCACGTGAGCCTTTCAGTCGATCTAACGGTAAACGGGCTACTGGTCGGTCACGTGGACATCAAGTGCGTTGAGTGGAGCGATTACACGGACACCCGAGGCTACGAATATTCCGTGACTAGCAGCGACCGAGCGGAACCGGCATCCGGGAGGGTCGATCACTACCACCGCGACGGCGCCCTCGCACTCGTGCACAAGGTGCTCGCCGACTACCTCGGGGTGAGTAAATGAGCCCACAACGTATCCAGCGGAAACGAGTCAAGGGCTGGAACAAACCAGAAGGCGCCATCATCGTCACCAGGCCGTCCCGATGGGGCAACCCGTTCAAGGTCGTACCCGCAGGAACAGAGCCCGGCCTATTCAGCCGCCGCCGCGAACGGGTCTGGACCGTCGAGGGTCCCGGAACGTTTTTCCAGGGCACCGGGACACGTGAATGGGCAGCCGCCTACGCGGTGCGGCTTTACCGCCGCTGGCTCCTCGGCTCCATGAAGCGCGTGGAGGACCTGGTGCCACTTCTCCGAGGCCACGACCTCTGCTGCTGGTGCCGACTCGACGCCCCCTGCCACGCGGACGTCCTACTAGAACTAGCCAACCAGAAGGAGATATAGCTGTGCCGCGCGACCATGGTCGGATTCTGACAATCATATGGCGGGACAAAGACTTTCAGCAGCGATCCGTCGAGGCGCAGCGCATGTACATGCTCCTGTTGTCGCAACCGAATGTGAACAATGCCGGTGTCCTGCCGCTGCAACTAAGCAAGTGGGCGAAGGGCTGCGACCAGACCAGCGTCGCCGATGTACGCCGCGCTACAAACGAACTCGCCGAGCACCTCTATGTGGCATACGACGAGGACACCGAGGAACTGCTGGTCCGCTCGTACATACGCAACGACGGCGTGCTCAAGCACAAATACCTGTTCGCTAACGCTCTGAAATGCGCCCAGGCCGTCGAATCACCCAGCCTGCGTGCGGTGCTGGCGGCCGAGTTGCGGCGCACCCGTCGTGCCGATGCGGTGACGGTCGCCAACCAGATCGACCCATCTGGCCCCGGGCCAGACGGCACCCCGACTGACCCAAGGCCGGACGACGACCCAACGCCCCCAGACAGTGACCTCGACGGCATTTCGATGCCATCCGAAACCGACCCCAATGGCATCGAAAACCCATCGCAATCCGATGTGCCATTGGAATGCCATTCCGATGGCATCGCGATCACTAGGGGGAAGGGGAAGGGGAGGGGGAAGGGGTCACCTTGGGTAGGTGGTTACGTTGGGGAGGCGCCCACCCGCTGCCCCAAGCACATCAACGACCCGCACCCCCCAAACTGCCGCGACTGCATGACAGTCCGACTGGCATCCGAGGCAGCCGCCCAGGAGACAGCTGAACGTCAGAAGTCAGACCGGGCAGCAGCGCTAGCCCGACGCGAGGCGTGCACCCGCTGCCAGGGCGGCGGCTGGATCGAGGCCGACGACGGTTCCGGCGTCCTGCCCTGCACGTGCCGTAAACCCCTACAGCTCGTCCCACGACCCACCGACGACCAGAGGGTGGCCGGATGAACGCCAGCGAGAACACGACGGCCCCTCAGCCAGAGATCTTCCACGAGTACGCGCGGCACAACATGCTCCGGCAGATCACCCTCGCTGAGATCGACATGAAGCGGGCCACTGTTGCCATCGGAGACAAGGAGGCACAGGACCTGCTCAAGTCGGCGTCCTGGCACCTGTACGAGGCTTTCAGGGCGATTGGCGGGTGGCAGTGGCCATGACCGACGGTCGGCTCACCGACGAGCAGATCGCGGCGCTTGTCGAAACCCAGCTGGTCGGACTCAATGACCAGTTCATCGGCCGACGCCCCACCTGCCAGCACCCACAACACACGTGCAAGCGGCCGGTCACCGCAGTCGTCTCGGTACACGTCCTGGACAACTGCGACGGCGAGGAGGCCGACGAGTTCGGCAACGAGGTGTTCCTGTTGTGCACGAATTGCGCACGGGCGCTGTGGATGGCGGCCCAGTGGGAGGTACGCGACCGCACCGTCGCCGCCACCCGTGCTGGCGTCATACCCATGTGCTCTACCTGCCAGGCGCCGGTGGTCAAGCCATCGCACATCGTCCGCGATGTACGCAAATACGAGGAGGTTTTCAATGCACCGTGAGTGGACCCCGGAGCAGCTAAAGCGTTGGCGCATACGCAAAGCGCAGAACGGCGAACAGACACCCTGGCAGCGCCGGGACTGGTCCGCGCTGCCCGACGACGTCCTGACCGCGTCGCCGCAATGGTGCATATGGCGGCCCTGGGAGCAACACCCCATCGCTTGCGTCGACACCCAGCAAGACGCCATACGGCACGTCATCCTCCAGTTGCAGAGCGCGTACCTACGCGCAGCTGAGCGGGAGCACCTGGAGCGACAGGGCATGGAGCTAGCACGCATCAACAACCGGCCGCGGGGGTTGGCGTCGTGAGCGTGCTTCTTGAGGCCCTGGCGCTATTTATTGCGGCTAGTGGCGGATTCACCGCGTACCTGTTGTCGCTCGGGCATCGCCGACGCGGCAACCAGATCCAGATCTCCGGCGACAATTCCGTCGCGATCCAGACTGGTGGGACCATCACGGTGCAGGCCAGTAGCGGCAGCATCGCCGCCCACACCATCGTCGGCGACGTGAACGTCGGTGGTGAGCGCTGGGTCGGAGTCGAACCGAACCCACTACGGCGCGCACTACTTGCCCGCTCCGGTCCAGGCCAACCGCTGTACATGTTCGGCGAGGTCGACTCCTACGACGAGTTGCCCGGCATGGTCAACGCAGCCACCGACCACATCGGCAAGTGGTGGTGGGACCGCACGAGCGAGGTCGCATACCTCTGGCTCGGTCAGGGATACAAAGTCCTAGGTGCACCCGAGATAGCCAAACCGACACGGCCCGACACCTACCGCTTATCCGAGTTCGTCGCACAATGCGCCTGCCCCCGTTGCGGATTCATCAACACCCACTACATCCAGCCATGCACCCAGGACCCCGGCTCGGTTACCCGGGAGTGCACGGAGTGTGGACAGACTTGGAGGCAGCAATGACCTATCAGACCGTTCGCCTGGACGATCAGACCACCCCAGTTGCGTTGCACCGCAACGGTAAGAAGTGGCCAATACCGTTCCGCCTGAACCTCGCACACGACGACTTCATCCGCGCCAGGCTGACCGACACCCTGCACCCCGGCGACATCCTGGACCTGCCCTTCAACGTCACCGGCACCATAGTGGAGATCGCCGTATGGCCGCCGAAAGCCCGCGACAACGACGGCCACTGGTTCGCACGCAAGACCCACCCATACCGAATCGCCCTGCAATTCCACGCCTTCGATACCTGCCCTCAATGCCACACCCAGGCAGCACACCAGGTCGAGATACCCGAATATGAGACGTGGTGGGACAGCCCGCTAACCGCCGACTTCCCGCACCGCAGGTACGTCCTCCGCACCTGCATCACATGCCGCAACTCATGGGAACAGGACGAGGCGCAGTGAGCAGCGCAGGCGCACCGGTCCTATGCGGCTGCGGCCACTACACCCCGGACGTGGCCATGGTGTTGCAAGGCTACGGCTGGACGTGCCCCGGGTGCGGGCGCCGCTGGGTCAAACACCAGGGCCGCATCTGGTTCCTGGACCCAGGACAAGAGCTGCCCGTAACAGCCTGCCTCAAATGCGGCCAACAGATTGACGACGACCAACGATGCATACCCGTCCTAACCGGGCCACCCGTGCCAAACGTCCTCGTACCCAACCACGACTACATCCACCTCTACTGCCTGATAGGAGTAACCCTGTGACGCAACGTGATCCGCACCGCTGCGCGTTCGGACACCGCTGCGTAAACCACGACTGGTCAACCGTCGTTGACGAAGATGACGCACCCTCCGGCCAACTCATTGCCGACGGTGTGATCTGCGGCGGCTGCCTAACCCGCCTCCGGTACGCCGTCAACGGCCTACCCCGGGACTGGGACCGGCTCCACGAAGGCATCGGGGAACGCGTGTATGTCGACCGAGCACGCGTCACCATGACCTCCACCGCAGCCATCAACCTCAACACCCAACGCGACGCCCTCCAACGCGACATCGTCGAGACCGCCGACCGGGCAGCGGAAATGGTGGAACACGCGATGAACCTGACCGGCAGGCAGCGTCACGGCCGCCAGGGCTTCACTGTCCACCAACGTCAGGTAGTCGCCCGCTCCGTCGCCGTGGTCAGCGAAAACCTGGACGTACTCCTCGCCCAGCCCGCCCAACCCATGCTCGTCTGGGGCCGAGTACCCGACGGCGACGAGGGCTGGCATCCCCAGCACGGACAACCCCGCCACCTCGTAGACCGCGACGGCGTCGACATCGCCCTCCAACTAATCGAGCTGTCCCGCAACGTCTACCAGGCCCTCGGACTACCCCGACTACGCCACCACTCCGCCATGCCCTGCCCCGCAGTAAAACGGGACGGCCAGCAGTGCGGCGCCTACACCGTCGGCCGCTGGGACGGCACCAGCCAATACGACTGCACCACCTGCGGCCGAACATACGGCGAACGGGAATACCCCTGGCTCCAGCGCGGCGTCATCGACCTCATGCGCGAACTCGAAGAACGGGAGAAAAACATGCAACTACTCGACCAACTCAAACACCTACTAGCCGAGGCATACTGGCGCCTCGACGGCATCAACGACATGGTCCAGCGTGTCGCCGACGAGCCACTGCTGGACGAGGCGGGCGCCGGACGACTGGTCGTCGACAAGGTGACCACGATCCTCAACGACGGGCTGGTACCGCACCAGACACCCGAGCAGCGGCAGACCACACCGTCGGGCGGCAACTGATGGGCGTGCAGACGGTCGTCAGCACGATCTACAAATGCGACCGGTGCGGGTCCGAGTCCACCAGCTCCCGGGACTATGAGCGCGGCGCCCACGCAGGCGCCAAGGGTGAGAAGTACTGGTGGTGCGCCGCCTGCTACACCGCCTTCCTCCGTTTCGCCGCCAACGAGGGCACCACGCAGGAGGTCTGGCTGGGGTACCAGGGCGACGGCACCGCCCTCCAGGGCGGCTCCCGGCTGCAAGTGGTGTTCGGCGACGAGAGCACGGCCCAGGCGTGGTATTCAGGGCTGGAGCCGGGGTCCTGGGACTACCGCAGCATCACCCGGCACAAGGTCGTCAGCGCGGGACAAACCCCGTGACCGGCGCCGCGGTCGAGGACCTGGAGGTCCTGGAGACCCGGGTCTACCGCCGGTACGCCCAGGCAGTCGCCGCCAGCATCCCCGCTATGCCGGACTTCTCCCACTGGCTGGACATGCTGTCCGCGCCAACCAAGTACACCGTCGACACCGCGCTGGTATGCCCCGGCACCGTCACACAGGTTCCGCAGTTCCCGCCCGAATGCTGGATCACGTACCCAGCCCGGCGCCGCGTGTCGCTGATGCTGGCTGACGAGATGCTCAACCGCATCAACGGCGGCAACACCGCGCACGACTGGCTCGCCATGGCTGGCATCCTGTTGACCTTCGGGGGACGGAGCCGCGAGGCATGAAACCGCGTACCCGGCACCTGCTTCCATGGACCCCAGAGACGGGACATACCAACGTGTGCCGCAGCCCAGCGATAGGGCACGACTATGACTGATCAGAAGGTTTGGAAGTGGACCGGCGACAGCCGCGAGGACAAGGCGAAACGTGTCGCCCTGTCCTATCGCCAGCTCCTTGAAGACGTGGCCGCCGGACGCATCACCGACCCCATGCAGGCCCTCATCGAACGCGACAGGTACTGGCAAGACCTCGGCGTCTACTGGGCGGTGCCATCCGTCGCCCCTGTCGACCAGGAGGCGTGGTTGTCGGCCGCCGACCTCGTCATCCACCTCGCCCACATCGTCCAACTCACCGAGCACCAGGTCCGAAACTGGGCATACCGGCGACGAAAAGGACTGGGCGACGGCATAACCGAGCGCACCGGACAGGAAGGCAAACCGGAATACAACGTCGCCGACGTGCTGTCCTACCTGACCCGTCAACGCGTCCGCCGACAGGGAGGCACCAGCGCATGATCTGGGAACTATGGGCAACCCCGTCCGGCCAGATCTTCTGGCAGCTCGACAACTGGGGTGGCTTCTACAAATGCGAACCACCCACCGGCGGCCGCGAGACGGTGGATACGCTGCCCGCCGACGCCCGGCCACTGATCAACGACGGCAGGTGGATCACCGGCGTCATGGACGCCGCCGAAGACGAGGCCCAACGCCGCATCCTGGAGCCCGACTGGCCAACCCAACGTGTAGAACGCCCCTACGAGAAAGCCCAGCGCCTGCGGTTTGAGCGGTACATGGCAGAGGTCAAGAGCATGACCGCAGCGGCAATCGCCACACCCCAGAATGGCGGAACATCATGACCGGCATCGCCTTCGTTGACGTGACCCTGGCATGGAAACGCATCGAGGATCGTTGGCACAAGGGCCGCTGGTTGTGGGTCGCCCACCACCGCGACGACACCGGTGGGACGTACACCCTGTTGCCGCGGACAGCGGCGGCGGATACAAGCCCCCGGAGGACCCGGAATGCCCCGAGGGCCAGCACCATCCACCTACAGCTCCGGCAAGTCATGGCACAGGCGAAACTGGAGGTAACAGCGCTGGTAGCGGGTCTGGCGGTAGCGGTGGGTCCTCGGCGAGTGGAGGGGCTGGCACCGGACGGTGATGGTCGCGGCTACCGAGCGGCTATACAGCCAAGCCCCAATCCTGTTGCCGCACCGCTATACCGCGGTATAGCTTCGTTTTCAGACAACAAAACAACGGACGACGTGAACAGGATGCAGGTCGGTTATCTCGGGGTACGCCCCCGTAGTTCAAGTTAGAACGCCCCGAGCCAAGCGGGGAAATGGAGCCAAACCCGCCCAGCGCCAACCACGTTCACGTCGTACCCCAGACCACAACTACATAGACACCAGATGGTGCGAGCAGGACGCAGGTCGGTTACCACTTCTAATGGAGAGGTCGCGGGTTCGAGTCCCGCCAGCCAGCCCCCGGCTGTAGCTCAGTTGGCAGAGCGCTAAACCCCGGTCAGCACACACACGTTCGCCCCATCACCCAACACAACTCCATACACGCATCGGGGTGCGACCAGGACGCATGGTCGGTTATCGCATTCGGAGCGGGAGGTCGCAGGTTCAAATCCTGCCCCCGGCATCACATGTCCGGGGTAGCTCAGCCTGGCAGAGCGCCTAAAACACCGGTCGGCACACACACGGTCGCGCCCCCTGACACAACTCCATAGACGCAGCACGGTGTGAACAGGACGTCAGTCGGTTAACTCCTTTCACGAGAGAGACGCGGGTTCGAATCCCGTCGACCACGAAAGTGGTTGTAGCTCAGTGGCCTAGAGCGCTTAACCCCGGCAGACACCCACACGCTCACACCGCCTCAAACGCCAGCAGACGCACGCGCGCAGGCGGTGTGGACAGGACGCAGGGCGGTTACCAAAACAGTCAGGTGTGGGTTCGAGCCCCACCACCTCGATCGCGGGGTGTAGCCCAATTGGTAGAGGCAATTGTCCACATACGCCGGTCAGCACCCCACACGCCCACACCACCTACGCGCACGCACGACAGACAACCCGATGTGAACAGGACGCTCGGTCGGTTATCACTCAATTGGTTAATGCAGGTTCAAGCCCTGTCGCCCGCACCCAGTGCGGGTGTAAAAGCGAAATCCCGGTCAGCACAAACACGTTCACATCACCCGCCCAATAGCCCTCGCGGGTGGCACGAGCAGGATCGCAGTCGGTTACCCCACCCCTCGCAAGGATGACGAACCCCGGCGGCCCTTCACACGTTCGCGCCGCCCGCACCCTCTAACAAGGAGATGCACGGTGGACGTTCTCACCACTATCGGAACCCGTAAGACGCCGCAGTCGCAGCAGGCGGACCCCCGGCAGGTGAAGAACTCCGCCGGTGGCTACACCTTCACCATCGACGACGAGGCCCTGCTGCACCGCTTCCTCACCCTCGGCACCGACGGCGGCACCTACTACACCAACGCCCCCGACCTCACCAAGGACACAGCGGCCGTCGTGCTCCGCGCAGCAGCCGCCGACCCAGTCCGCCTCGTCCAGCACATCGTCGAGGTGTCCGTGGACGGACGCGCACCCCGGCAGAACCCGGCCCTGTTCGCCCTCGCCATCGCCGCCGCAGCAGAGGACGTCGACGGCCGCCGCGCCGCAGCAGCCGCCCTGCCCACGGTCGCCCGCACCGGCACTCAGCTCTACACGTTCGTCAAGTACATGGAGCAGTTCCGCGGGTGGGGCCGCGCCATGCAGCGGGCCGTCGGCGGCTGGTACCTCGACAAGCCCGTCGACCGCCTCGCCTACCAGCTGGTCAAGTACCGGCAGCGCGAAGGCTGGATGCACCGGGACCTCCTGCGCCTGTCTGGCCCCGCCACGGCGGACCCGGCCCGCCGCCTCGCCTTCAACTGGGCAGTCGGCAAGGGCCTGAACGACTACATCGGCAAGATCCGGCCCCTCACCGCCGAGCAGTTGAAGGCAGGGGAGCGCAACGCCTCCCGGCCCAAGCTGCCGAATGTCGAGCTGTCGGTTGACCACCCCCTGGCGATCATCGAGGACTTCGAGGACGCCCAGCGCGCCAGCCAACCCAAGGAATGGGTGAGCATCATTCGACGTGGCAACGGCCTTCCGTGGGAAGCGTTGCCAGACGTCGCGCTCAACTTCACCGCTGTGTGGGAAGCGCTGATTGAGCATGGGCTGCCGCAGACGGCTTTGATGCGCCAACTGCCTCGTCTGACCCGGCACGGCGTCCTGCATGGTGAATATCTGGATCGTGTCGTTGCTCAGCTCCAGGACGCCGACCGTCTACGCAAGGGCCGCGTCCACCCGGTCAACGTCCTGATCGCGCAGCGCACCTACGCGTCCGGGCATTCGGCGCGCGGCGACTCCACCTGGACGCCGGAACGCAAGGTCGTGGATGCCCTGGACGCCGCGTTCTACAACGCCTACGGAGCGGTAGAGCCGTCGGGCAAGCGCACCCTGCTGGCGCTGGACGTGTCCGGCTCCATGGGCGCCGCGATCTCAGGTATGCCGCTGACATGCCGCGAGGCCGCAGCCGCACTCGCACTCGTCACCACCAACGTCGAGCCCAACCACGAGGTCGTCGGCTTCACCGACGGCCGACAGGCCGCGCGCTCGGGCTACGGCTACCGGTCCCAGCACCACATCACCCCGCTGGACATCACACCGCGCCGCCGTCTCGACGACGTCTGCCGGTACACCGCCGGACTCAGCTTCGGCGCTACCGACTGCGCACTCCCCATGCTGTGGGCACAGCAGTCCAAGCGCGAGTTCGACACGTTCGTGGTCATCACCGACAACGAGACCTGGTTCGGCGACGTCCACCCGCACCAGGCGCTCCGCGACTACCGCAACAAGATGGGCATCAACGCCCGCCTGATCGTTGTCGGCATGACGGCAACCCGCTTCACCATCGCCGACCCCGCCGACCCCGGCCAGCTCGACGTATCCGGTTTCGACTCAGCTGTCCCGCAGCTGATCTCGGACTTCTCAGCCGGACTGTAGGAACGCGTGGACCCAAGGGCACAGCAGGCGCGGGAGCATCATCGGCTATCAGGTGATGCCTCCCGCGTCGGCGCATTGCACCGCGACCAGCGCGATGCCATAGTGCGGAACCTCTGGGATACGGAGCGTGAGAAGTGGACCTACGCCACCCTTGCCGCGGCGGTCGAATGCTCACCACAACTCATCCAGAAAATCATCGACGGCCGCACTGGAACCACTCGACATAGCGTATAGCGCGCTATACATTAGAAATATGCGTAAGGCGTCGAAAATCAAATGCTCACAAACTGACTCGATTATCGCCCCCGCCGTCGCTGACTCGGATTTCTGGTCTTATGTCGTCACGCTCCCTAGCCGCGACGCACGCGGGCCAGCCGTGAAGTACAACGGCTGCCGCCGCTCTACGACCGGCCGGTGGAATCTGCGAGATCTCGTCACGGGCTCCCCGGTCGGCTGGGGCTATGCCGACGACGAGGTTGTGGTGCTGGAGGTGCTCAGCCGATAACCCGCATGCCCCCGAACGCCATTCGATCAAGGAGACCTAGGCCAATGACCACCACGTACACCGTTACTCGTGAACAGCTCGACGCCTTCCAGGTGACCCTCGACGACCTCGATGAGGAGGTTAGTGCCCAGGTTCGCGATGACTACAGCGGCCGAGGCATGTACGGCAACACATGCATCGGCGTCGTCATGGGTGACCTTCGATTCCTGCCCGCGATCACCGCCGAGTTGGCGTACATCGTTGGTGAACTCGCGTCCAGCGACGACGTCATCGCACTGACCGAGTTCCTGTGGGAATTGCCCACCGAGACCGACAGCATGGGCCGCAGCACCATCGTCTACTGGCCCAACGTCCGACTCGCCACGGACTACTGACCGCGATGGATTTCAAAACTGCTGCCATGGTGACCCCAACCATCGGAGCCCCTGTGCCCACCCCACGCATGTTCGGCCTAGGCGCTGTCTTGACTGTCACCACGGACGTGTTCCTGGTGGCCGACATTGGCGACATCTACGAACTCCTCAACTACATGACCGGCGACAACCTCTTCACCCACCAATTGCCCCGCGCCGCAGGCGAATGCAAGCCAGCACTGCTGGAACAACACCCCCAGCTGGCCGCCGTCGATGTACCCGAACTGCCAGACGCAGACGCTTATATGGCCCACCTTGCCGATCTGGAGAAGGTGCACGGCGCCGAACTGGCCGTCGCACCGCTGGCCACGGGCGCGCACAAGCGCATCAATCCGTTGACCGAGCTAGCTGACATGATGCCCGGCAAGCCCGTAATCGCGGTGATCGCACCATGAGCGCCAAGGAGCTGCCGCGCTGGATGCATGTGGGCGCCAACGTAGTCCAGGTGCGACCTGACCGATACCACGGCGACATCGTCAGTTCAGGCACGGTCTCTCGCATCCTGGCCCGCGACATCGTCGTTGTCGGAACGGGCGGGTCAGAGCTGGTGCGGTTCCACCGTAACGACTACAACCAGGGAGACGACGAGTACTACCGCTCATCCGGGTACGGCAGTTGGCACGGCATCACGCACAGGATGTATAGGGCCGACGACCCCCGCGCCGTGACAGCCATCTATCGGTCGAAGGTGCGGGGCGGAGTCAAGCTCCTCAAGAAGGCGGTCGACAGTATCGATGACCCGGCGTCGCCAGAAACTCCGGACGCCCTCGACGCCATAGCGGCCCACGCCACCAAGCTGGCCCGATTCATCAGGGACGGCCAATGATCCGGGAGTTGGGCCTACGGCGGTGGCTGGCGTGGCGTCTGGTTCAGCTGGCCCACCGTATTGCCGACACCACGGTCACGGAGCGCATTGTGATCGTGGCACCGGATGGAGGCCCCGTCGCTGAGTGGGAGATCGAGGGAGACGCCTACGGCAGCGGCGTGTCCAGCCAGACCGGCCTCACCCACTTCGCGCCCGGCTATACCGCGCTGCACATATTCGACGGCGAGCCCACCTACCCGTACGACCTCCACTCGATGACCGCGTGGGCGCGGCTGTGCGCCTGGGAGGCAGCGAACCGGTGAGGAACCCGGAGGCCGATGTCGTCGACGCGATAGCCGCGCTTGTCGACAAACAGCTCCAACAAGAGGCGTCGGGCTACGACCACAACATCAACCAGGACTCCTGCCCGAAGTGCGGCGGCCCCTGGCACGGCCTCGTACGCGGCTCCTGCCCGGGCGCGACCGGCATACGGGGAAGTGACCCGGAGCGATTACCAGCGCCTCTCCTTGCCCAGCTGACAATTCCTGCCACGCCGCGGCCCTGGACTGAGCAGCGTCACTCGTACCCCGTCACTCCCAGCGACGACGAAACGCTCCTATCAGAGTTCATTCTGGTCATCGCTGAGCCGATGCCCATCGAGTTCCGGGCAGTTGAGACGCCCGAGGAGTACCGGCTACTTCCGAGCCGCCACTGGACAGTCGACATCAGGTGTGAGTCGTCCTACGCCCATGCAACAGACATGCTCTGGCTTCGGATACGGTTCGGCGACCAATATCTGAGGCACATCGTTCCGTACGCAGCTGTGTACGGTGCGCGTCCTGGCCTACGCCTGCTCCATACCTCGATTCCGAACCTGGCGGACAGCTACGTGGAGTTGTTCACCCACCCGACCTACGGGGTTGTCGCATGGTTCCGTATCAAAGGCGGTGCCTTTCAACTGCGTCTACGCTTCGCAGGGTTGGGGCATCCGTGACCGACAACCTGCCCGCCCCCGCGTCGCAGTCGGTGATTGCGCGTCGACTGCTCGGCCCTGCCGACTGCTGGTGGCGCCTTGGTCCCAATATCCGTAGCAGCAGGACTGCGGAGGAGCGCGGCTTGGTCAACGTGGTGCAACACGTCGACTTCGACAGCAAGGGCTTTAGCAAGGGCTTCTACCTCACTATCGAGCTGCGCGACGGCTACACACAAGACGTCTGGCCGTCCGCCTACAACGTGGTGCTTACCGAGCCAGACAACATCGACTTCTATCCACCGACACGTGTTGTGCCACAACGTTTGAAGGCACTAGACCTACTCATCGAACGACCACCACTCCTTCGTATCCCGTTGGAATGGCAGCAGATAACCCGCCGGGGCGACCATGTCCACCCCGGCGAAGACATGCACAACTGGAGGTACGACAACCCATGGCTTTAGACACCGACCGCATGACATCGGCCCGGGACATCCAGGCACTGATCGACTGCACGCATCTGGCGCAGATCGAGCACGCGCAGTACATCGAGGGCACCCTGTACATCACCCGGCGGCAGCTGGAGGCTATCGAGGCCACCAGCCCGGGTTTGCCGACGAACATGACGTCTTACATCGCCCTCGGCTCCATCCCAGTGCGCGTTCTAGACCCTGGCGTACCAGTCCAGCTACCCAGCGGCGACGTGGTCATCTACTTACCGGAGCTGCGCTCCCTGTGCGTCGTCAACGCCGCGACCGCACCGGTGTTCACGCAGCACGCCACCCCCCACCCGGAGGGGGTGGCCCGGGTGCGCGACGCTATCTGGGAGGAGCTGGAGCGGCAGGCCGAACGCTTCGGGCACGTCGACCGCGACCGGTCGGTTGTCGCCATGACTGCCATTGAGCTGGATATGGACCGGGTTGCGGCCGCAGCGATCAACGCCGTCAACGCGCCACCGGGACCACGCGCTGGTCGGCGCGACCAAGCTGTCGGTGGCAGCTGATAGAACAGCGGACATGGGACGCCGTGTTGAGGCATTGATCAGGCAAGCCATCGCGGGCATACCTAATCTGCTGGGCACTACGCAAACGCGCTTGGGCGACAGCCACCCCACCACGGTGGTTTACACCCCGGAGGAGGTGGCAGCCCGCATAGCGTCGGTTCTGCCGCCACTTCTCCAGTCGGTTGGCTGTCTGTTGGTGGAGCTGCCAGACGTTGCTCGGGACGAGTTCGGGTCCGAGTCGGTCCGGGTACCACTGGGCGGTCAACCGTGGGCAGATGGCACTATCCGGCTGCACCGCACGCCGCGTGGCAACCGGCTAACCCTGTCCGGCATACCGGCGCCGCTCGCGGCCGACGACGCCCCAACCGTTGCCGCCGCGCTCCTTGCGACGCATTTAGCAGCCGTACAGCCGAGCTAGGCGTTTCCCCGGTAGGTTGTGGCCATGACGGAGGCATACATCGGGATCAAGGTCTACCGCTACGACAACCCGATATACGACCAGTTCGGCACCGGGGCGCAGTGGCTGATACTCCCGGACGGGAGCCTGCTCGTCCATGACCCCAACGGCACCAAGCAACAACTGATTGACAATCCGCTGGTGCCGCCCAGCCCCACCCCGAGAACACCGCGCTGGTTCACCTATGCGCCCCGTGACCTGGAGAGAATTGAGGCGGTCGAACCGCCCAGCCCAGACCTCAGGCAGATGGTCGACGAAGCCCTCAACAGGCCCCGATAGATCCCTATGTACGCCGGGTTGGAGAGCGTCACCGCGGTTCTATTCGCAGACGGCCAGGGCGGGAACTCTGAGCTGGGGATGCCGTCCTGGCTACAGGTGCTCCTCTATGCAACGTTCGGGGGCGGGCTGGCTGCCACTATCTCCGTGGGCGCGTTCCACGAGGTCGCGAAGCAGCTAGCGCAGCACTCACGTTTAACCCGGGGCCTATCGACAGCTCTGTTCCTCCTTGGCGCAGCGGCCGTCGTTGTTGGTGGTATCGCGACCCTGGTCCTTGGCCTAAATCCTGCCGTTTTCAGCGCCTCGGCCGTATTCGGCAGCTACGCAATGTGGATGGGTCACCGGCTGAGTCGGTTGTCGTTCGACCTGACCGACGGGCACACCGCCAAGCTGCTGGCGCAGGAATCACTCAGGGAGAAGACGATTGCCAACGACCGTGCCGAGTTCCAACTGGAGCAGGAGCAGCAGGACGCCGACCTCACTAGGCGTGAACGGGCTGCGCGCATCATGGCCGAGGAGATCAGGTACCGGCGGGAAGCGTTGGAGCTAGATCAACGACTGCGGGAGCTGCCGGAGCCACCGACCGACCCCGACGACGACAATAGGTCCAGCGAGTAATCCCCTGGTCGTAGCCATGTCCCGCCGTCGTGGCTCGGAGACGTCTCGGACACAGTCTGGCACCATGTCGGCATGGCGCTGACATGGAATGCAGGGGAGTTGCACGATGCCGCGGAGAAGGTGCTCCAGCTTGAGGCCGAAGTCCGCAGAGACCCCGAATACCAGGCGTTCGGTCAGCTCGAACGCATCGCCGATTCAGTCGGGGTCAGCAGCCAAGACGGCATGACGGCGTCGCTCGATCAACTGCTGCACACCTACCGGGAAACACCTGTACCTGCCGACGTGATCCAGTTCTTCGGCGACGTGCTCTGGAAGGCGGCCCGCGCCGCCGAAGAGACCCAGCTTGAGATCAACCGCCAGTGCGCCCGGCTGTGGCGGGGATTCCCATATACCGGCTGACCGACACACCCGTCTGACCTGCATACGGGGATGCGCCCGTATCACGTGTTATACATATGTCGTTGGCACCGCTGTGCCTTGAACGCCCCCGGACCTCACCCCGGGGGCGTTTCGTTTATCCGCTTCCCGCCCCGCGCCGCGTCAACCCGGTACCGCTGATACTGCCGGTAAGCGCGCGACCCCAGGTTCGCCGCGTGCTCGGCGCCAGGGTCACCAGGTACGCCACCACATCGCCGCCCGGCCTGTCGGGCGGGTGGTACGCCGATGCCCAGGACGCCCCAACTCCTTGGGGGTGAGGGCGCGCTGCGCCGCGCTGGCGGGAAGCCCCAGGCCGGTGCACCGGGCCGCCATTTGCCCTCGCGTGGAACAAGCTGGGCAGCTATCGCGTCACGGCCGAACGGGTAACTAGGCCCGGTGCACCCTAAACATGTTGTTACGCAGGGAGATACACGCATGGACGATTCTTCGATCCTGCCCGGTCAACGTCCATCAAACACACTGATTGACCGGATGCTGGACAAGCTGATTGACCGAGTACTGGACCGCGTATTCGCGCGAATAGGCGAGCTGGACGACAAGCTGCCCGTGATCGCCGACGCCGTTACCCGCGCAATCCTGGACCGCACTGGCCTCAACAAGCTCGACGAACTCGCAAAAACCATTGTGACAGAGCTACTTTCACGCCTACGCGGTCTCCCGTCCATCCCCTTCAAGAACCTCTTCCCCAACCTAGGAGACCCTGATGGCCGCACGCCTTGAGATCCGCTTCAACGACCGCGTCATCTACTTGCAGGACGTCGACGAATACACCATCGACACCACCGCGGAGGGCACGGTAACGCTGGCCGCCATCGAGTCCGGGCATCGCGCCGACCCCGCCGCCCCGACCGGCACCGTCATGGACGGCGTCTTCAGCCTCGACAACCTGCCGCCCGAGTCCGTCGTCATCGCGCCGGACGCCCACCTCAGCGATGTCGCCAACCAGGACCCCGAGGTGCTGGAGACCGTGCACACCGGTGAGGCGTACACCACTACCGGCGGCGAGGACGACACCCCGGCGGCGGACACCGGTAAGGGCGCCAAGGGCAAGTGAGCGCTCTGCCAGAGTCGTTCACGGTCAGCTACGACACCTGGGCAGGTGTCACCGACCGCCAGACCGACCCGGACAACGAGCCGGACATCCGACCCGTCACCGGCACCATCCTGTTCCGGTACCGGGTGCCGTCCGGCTGGGCGTTCCGCGCCGCCGAGTACGACCCACGCCCCACCGACTTCGCGCTCGACACCTTCACCGCCCGTCTCGACGAGGGCCGATTGAAGCAGCTGGATGGCACGGTCAACGTCAAGCTCATCGCCAACACCCCGCTCCTGGCGTGGGATCAACCGCTGTACATCGACATCAGCTTCTCCAACATCGTGTTCAACCGCGGTGACCGGTCATGGCGGAACTTCGCCATCGTCGCCCCCACCACCGGTGGTGGGACGGTCAACCTGACCACGGTGCAGCGGTACCCGTTCCTCACGCCGCAGCAGTACGAGGGCTGGTTCCAGAACCACCCGGCGCCCGTCTGATGCGCGCCGGTGTCGTAGTCGCCCGCAGCCGTGAGGACGGGGAGCGGCTGGCCGACCTACTGGACCTGACCGGCTGGCAGATCATCACACCGGGACAGTCCAGCCAGGGGCGCCGCTGCAAGCCCGTGGTGATCACCACCGACCCCGACCTCCTCACCCCGGACGTCGTGGCCGCCGTCGTAGGCATGGCGTATCCGGCGTCCCAGCCGCTGACCTTCTACACCCTGCTCCTCACACTGCCCACCCCTGCCGCACCGGCACCGCGCGCCCCAGAGGTGTGCGGGCACTGCGGCCAGCAGCTCGGCGGCACATGCCCCGGCTGCCACCGCCGCCAGCACGACCACACCAAGAAGAAGTGCTACCTGTGCTGACGCAACCCGCCCTCCACGACCCGCTGCTGCGAGCAGTGATCGACGAGGCAGGTCTGACCATGACCTGCAACCTATGGCTCCAAGGAGACCCAGCCATGTTCCACAGCACCCCCGCCAGTCACGCAGACATCGACCACCGGTTCAACTACCACCGACCCGATGCCGACCAGGTCACCCGCCACGAGACCATCCGTGGGAAGTGCAAGGACCTGGCGCACGACCTCGACTCGATCCTCCCGCCGGGCCGCGAGAAGGCCCTCGCGTTGACCAAGCTGGAGGAAGCGCTGATGTGGGGCAACGCAGCCATCGCCCGCGAGGTCCTGCGGGAGCCGATCGCTAACGCCCACCAGCTCGTCATCCAGGACCACCACGCATGACCACCGCGGAGCAGGTCCACCAGGACGCTGTCGCTGGCCCGAAGGTCACTGTGGTCACCGTCAGCGGCGACCGCCAGCACGGCAAGACGCACATCCTGCTCGACCTCGTCGCCGGTGAGCTTCGGCGCGGCCGGTTCGTGCTGTACGAGACGTCGGACTGGCCCGTGGCGCAGGAGCACCACCGCAACCTCGTCGACGCCCATCTCATGCCGGGCATCGACGTGCTGGAGCGGGTCTGCCGAAGTGCTAACGACCTGTCCGTCCGGCACCGTTCCGGCGGCCGGGTCCAGTTCCTGTCCATCGGCCGGAGCCGCAGCGGTGCGCACTACCGGGCAGACACGTACGTCTTCGATGACGTCCCGGTGCCGCGGGAGCTGCTGTACGGGCCGCCCGCCCGCATCTACCACGCGCCGCGCGCCGATGATCGGCTGTTCTGGTGAGCAACCAGCGCACGATCCGCGCCGTTATCCCGGTCCTGCCCGACATGGACATGGACCAGGTGCTCTGGCACACCCGCGAGTCGATTGAGACCACCGCGGCGGCCGACGGCCTCACCGTCGTCGCGGTCACGTCGGCCGTAATCCCGGTCGACGCCCTCCCGAAGGACCCCAACACCGGGGTACCGCTCGCAGCCGCCAACCTTGACCGGCCACTCGCCGAGTACACGTTCTGCGAGTTCGTAGCGACCGTAGAGCGACCCGAGGCTGACACCAGTAACCCCCCATGCGGCTACTGCGGACACCCCTCCCACGCCGACGGCAAGTGCGAGCATCCTGCCCCGAACTGGTTGGGCGGCCCTGAGGCCCTGTGCACCAGCTGCCCCGGTGACGGCGACGTCCGCGGCCACAAGCCCGTGGGTCTCCACTGATGACCGGCCAGCGCATCGGATATGTCGACATGATCACCGGTGCCGTCTACATCGACCACGTGAGCGGCAAGAAGTATTCAGGGGTCCATGCCTTCGGCGGACTTACACCTGACTTAGAACCACCCGCCTGCCCGTCGCGCCGGTCACCGGACCCCCTCGCCCGTGCCCTCGCGCTCATCACCGACGCTCACGACACGGTCCGCTATCTGACTGCGCCCCGCTGGAAGCGGCCACTGCTGCGCCTGTTGCGCTGGCTCCGCTGATGGCCGACAACGTAATCCAACTCAACCCGCCGACCACCACCAACCACCGCTGCATCAAATGCGGTAGTGAGTGGTTCCGGCTGGACGGCACCCTGGCCGGACCCGGCGCACCCGCCCACGGCGCCGTGGTCCTGGCCGCGGACGACCGCATCCGCATCACCGGCTACTGCGGCACACCCCGCTGCCTGGAGTGCGGCCACCTGGTGGCGGTCTAGTGCTGTACGTGGTGACTGGCCCGCCTGCCGCAGGCAAGTCCACGTGGATACAGGCCAACGCCCAGCCCGGCGACATCACCATCGACTACGACGCCATCGCCAACGTCCTCACCCCGCCCCACGGTGACCCCCACACCCACCCCGAGCACGTGAAGGCCGTAACGAAGGCAGCCCGGCAGGCAGCCATAGACGCCGCCGTCCTACTGATCGCCACCACCGACGTGTACGTCATCCACTCCACCCCCAGCGAGGCCCTGCTCACCAAGTACCGGGCACTGGGCGCAGAGGTCGTAACCATCAACCCCGGCAAGGACGTCGTACTCGCCCGCGCCCAGCAGCAGCGGCCCCACAACATCCAGCAGGCAGCACGCCACTGGTACGAGACCCACGACGAAGCGCCCACCACACCCGTGGACCCCGCCGACGTACCCGGACTGGACGCAGACGGACGCCCACGCTCCCGCGCCTACCGCAAGCTCGTCGCCGACTTCCGCACAGCCTGCGCCCACCACACCAACGACGACGGCACCACCGGAGCACCCTGCTGGATCTGCCACCGCCCCATCGACTACACCATCACCGACCCCTACCACCCCGACGTCTTCAACGCCGACCACGCCGCACCCGTCAAGGAACGCCCCGAGCTGGCCATGGACATCAACAACCTCCGGCCCTCCCACCGCGACTGCAACCTCAAACGCGGCACCGACGACGCCCACATCGACATCGGTTTGCCCTCAGAGCAGTGGTGACGCTGAAACGCCCTGTACGCCCCCGTGCCACAGAGGACCGATGACACCCAACTCCCCACAAACGGCCGTCTCAGGGCCAACCAGAGGGGTAAGGGGCCTCCGAAACTTCAAACGCCCAGCCGAGGCCCATGCCGCCCGGCTTGTGTCCTCCCCCCCCCGACGAAAGTTGACGGAATCCACATGGCCATGACCCCCGAGGACCTGGTCGTCCGAGTGTTTGCTGTAACCGACCTGAGGACTTTCGCCGGCAATCCGCGCCGGGGCCAGGTCGACGCCATCGTCCAGTCGCTGTCCCGTCATGGCCAGTACCGGCCCATTGTCGTCAACGCGGGCACTAAGACAGGTCGCCCCATGGAGGTGCTGGCGGGCAACCACACCCTCCTGGCGGCCCGCAAGCTGGGCTGGGACACCATCAGCGCCACGTTGCTGGACGTGTCCGAGCAGCAGGCCAAGGCCATCGTCGCGGCCGACAACCGTTTGTCCGACCTCGGTGACTACGACACCGCAGAACTGCTGGCGCTCCTGGAGGGCTTGGACGAGCTGGACGGCACCGGATACTCGGCGGCCGACTTGGAAGAGTTGGCGGCCGAGCTGAACCCGGGCGAGGGGGACACCGAGGGCGCCAAGGCGACGCTGGCCGAGCGGTTCGGTGTGCCGCCGCTGTCGGTGCTGGACGCACGGCAGGGTCCGTGGCGCGACCGCGGCCGGGCATGGAAGGCGTTAGGCATCGCCTCGGTCGAGGGCCGCGCGGTCGCCGGACAGATGGCCTACCAGGCAGCACAGACGGTCTACAAGAACTGGTACCAGGTCAAGAACACCGCCGAGGCGAAGCTAGGCCGGACCCTGGCCGACGACGAGATCATCGAGCGGTACGGCGACCAGCTCAAGCAGTACGAGGGCGGCCACGTCTCGGTGTTCGACCCCGTGCTGGCGGAGCTGCTGGTGACCTGGTTCTCCCCACCTGGCGCCGCGGTGGTCGATCCGTGGGCCGGTGGCAGCGTCCGCGGCATCGTGTCGTCCGCAATCGGCCGCCGGTACCGCGGCATAGACCTGTCCGCAGACCAGATCGCAGAGAACGACGAGCAGTGGGCGGCGGTTGAGCCGAACCTGTACAACCCAGGCCCGAGGCCGGAATGGGTGCAGGGCGACTCCCGGGAGCTGCTCAAGACCTTCGACGCTGACTCCTTCGACATGATGATCGGCTGCCCTCCGTACTACGACCTGGAGCAGTACTCCAAGGACCCGGCGGACCTATCCGCCATGTCGACGGCCGAATTCGACCAGGCGTTCATCGAGACCATCGGGGAGGTGGCGCGCGTGCTCATCGATGACTCATTCGCCTGCCTGGTGGTCGGGTCCGTGCGCGACAAGCGCGGAGACCTGCGGGACATGCGGGCACTCGTGCAGCGCGCCGCCACAGAGGCCGGTATGAAGCTGGCCAACGACGCTGTGCTCGTGCAGGCAGTCGGCTCCAACCGGTTCACTGCCGCCAAGCAGTTCACGCAGGGCCGCTCACTGGGACGCACCCACCAGGACATCCTCGTGCTGGTCAAGGGCGACCGGAAACGGGCTGCCCGCCGGTGCGGTGAGGTCCAGATGGTCATCGACCCCCCAGCAGATGAGGACGGCAGCGACTAGTGCGCGCCGCCGAACGCCTGGAGCGGGACATGAAGGCAGTGCGGCTGTTCATCGCCGGTAAGTCCTTCCGCGCCATCCAGGAGGCATGCGGCTACAACACCCTGGCCGCCTGCCACAAGGCGGTACGCCGCGAGATGGCGAAGTCAGAACGGCGCGACCTGCTCCGCGACAAGGCATTCGACGTCTACCTAGAGCGGCTGGAGGCACTGTGGGCCGCCCACTATCCGCGGGCGGTCGCTGGGGACACCCGATCTGCTGAACACTGCCGCCGCGTCGCCCAGCAGGAGGCCCGGCTATTCGGGCTTGAGCCAGCGGCCGGGAGCCGGGTCGGCGGAGACCCGCCGGACCCTGACGGAAACGAAGACGATGAGAGCACCGAGGGCAGCGGCGATGCCAGCGGTGACAACGTGAGTGACCTCGACGAGTGGCGTTCTCGACAGAACGCTTAGGGGACACACGGTCCCCAGGCTGTTCACGCCACCCCTAGCTGATCACTGCGACCCCGACCTACCCGAGACCTGCGAATGCGGGTGTGGCCTAAACCCCGCTACCTCGTGGGGCTTTGGCTGCATCGACTTTCTCGAAAATGTCGTCAACTGGGAACTTCTGCCGTACCAGAAGTGGCTCTACATCCACGCCCTGGAGAAGGGCGCCAACGGAACCGGATTCAGGTTCCGCACCGTCTGCATTTTGATCGCCCGCCAGAACGGCAAAACCCAGTGGCTGCGCGGCCTCGGCCTCTGGCGCCTGTACCTCAACAAGACCGGCCGCCCGATGGTCGGGAAGCCACCGGCGGCGAAAACGGTCCTGATCGCCGCGCAGGGCCTGGAGTACGCCGAGGCGACGCTGGGCGAAGTCGTCATCAACGTCGACGAATGCCCAGCTCTCAAGCGGGAATTCGTCAAGCACGTACAGACGAACGGCAAGCACCGGATGCTGCTGACTGGCCGCCGGTCATGGCGCGCGGTCGCCGCAAACCGCAAGGGCGGCCGTTCCTTCTCCGTCGATCTGGCGCAGCTGGACGAGCTGCGCGAGCACCACGACTGGCTGGCCTGGGATGCCATCGTCCCGACCACTACTGCCCGGCCAAACAGCCAAGTTGTCTGCGCATCCAACGCCGGTGACAAGCGCTCCATGGTGCTTCGTTCTGTCCGGCAGGGCTGCCTAGAGGACATCTACCGGCGGGACACCGACGGCACCAGCACCGGCCTATTCGAGTGGTCGGCGCCGGACGACGCCGAGCCGAGTAACCGGTCGGTGTGGCCCATGGCCAACCCTGCCCTCGGCTGGCTGCCGGGCCACGACGAGGAGTCACTGGCCGCCAAGTACGAGGCGAAGCGCGGCGACATCGCCGGATTCAAGACCGAGCACCTATGCCAATGGGTCGACACCTTGTTGCCCGGAATCATCGAGCCCGAGCACTGGGCGGAAACGATGGACCCGGACTCACGCAGGGCTGAGGGGGCGCCTGTGTGGGCTGCCGTAGACGTCAACTTCCAACGCTCCCGCGCATATATCGCCATCGCGGCGCGCCGCGCGGACGGCCTTCTACACGTCGAGGTCGTGAAGGCCGGACGCGGAACCGACTGGATCATCCCGTGGTTCACCGACTCCACACGCGCCGGAAAGTTCGTCGCAGTGGCTGTACAGGTCCGCGGTGCGCCAGCCTCCGGGCTGATCGAGGGCATGGAAAAGGCCGAAATCCCAGTGCTGGAGTGGGGCGGCCCGGACCTTGCGAAGGCGTGCGGCGACTTCTACGACGGCCTCGTGCAACGCGGCATCAAGCACCGGCCCCAGGCAGCACTAGATACCGCCGCCGCATCCGCCGCAGCGAAATCACTAGGCGACGCATGGGTATTCGACCGCAAGGGAAGCCCAGTCGACGCCTCTCCGCTGGTTGCCTGCGCCGCGGCGGCGTGGGCCGAATCCAAGGGGGTACCGGAGCCAGACCCGGTACCTGAAATCCATGAATGGCCCGACGACGAGGAGATCGCACGATGGGAACGAGGGGAGTTTGAGTGATCAGGTTTGCCGTAGCAACGCTCGTTGAGCTGCTAGGAATCTTCGCGATTGTCGCTGGCGTGTGGGTAATTTACCCCCCAGCAGGGCTAATTGTCACCGGAATAGGTTGTGTAGCAATAGGTTTAGCAATAGACCCGCCTCCTAGCCGTGAGCGGCGGACTGAGCAGTGAGCTTCCTGTCCCGCATCTTCACCGGCGCACCCGCGGTGGAGGAGCGGGCCATCACCAGCTCGTCATTTGTGCCCACCCCGGCCGAGGACGCCGCGATGAACGGCATGTACGGGTACGGGTCCATGACGCCGACGGGCACCCGCGAGATGCAGGTCGCCGCCTTCTCCGCCTGCGTAACGCTTCTCGCCGACACCATCGCCGCGCTGCCGCTTGTCGCATACCGACGCCAGGGCAAGACCAAGGTGGCCCTCGACCCCCAGCCCGTCATCGTCCAACAGCCTTACGTAGAAAACACGATCTTCGACTGGGTCTGGATGCTGGTTGAAGCGCTGGCTGTAACTGGAAACGGCTACGGCTACATAACATCCCGCGGACCAGACGACCGGCCACGTGGCATCATGCCCGTCCATCCCGACTGCATCACAGTGGAGATGCCCGACAAGGACCGGTGGCCCAACCCCAACTATTACGTTGAGGGCAGCAAGGTCGACCGCTCCGACATCCTCCATATCAAGCGTTACCCCATCGCCGGAGCGGCACTCGGGCTGTCCCCTGTACAACGCGCAGCAGCAGCCGTCGGCATCGCCCTTGCCGCAGAACGATACGGCCTCAACTACTTCCGCGACTCAGCCAACCCCAGCTCTGTCCTTGAAACAGACCTCGTCCTAGACGCCACGGCAACCAAGAATCTGCAACAGCAATGGATCGCCAGCCATGGCGGCCGTCGCCGCCCCGCGATCCTGTCCGGCGGGGTGAAGTGGCGTCCAATCGCCATATCACCCAACGAGTCCCAGTTCCTGGAGACGCGCAAGTACCAGCGCGGCGAGATCGCCATGCTGTTCCGTATCCCGCCCCACATGATCGGCGACACCGAGAAGACGACCTCATGGGGTACCGGCATCGAACAGCAGTCCACCGGCTTCGTCCGGTACACCCTGCGCCCCTGGCTCACCTGCATTGAGCAGCAACTGTCCACACTGCTCCCGCGCGGCGTCTTCGTGAAGTTCGACGTCAACGACCTGCTCCGCGGCGACATCAAGTCCCTATGGACGTCCTACAAGGCCGGTCGCGACGCCGGTGTCTACAGCGTCAACGACATCCGCGAACGCGAGGACATGGAACCCGTGGAGGGCGGTGACATCCGGCTGCAACCCACCAACATGGCGCCCCTTGGCTGGACGCCCCCGGACCCACCCGGGACGTCCGAGGCAGAGCCAGCACCCGAGGACGACGAGACCCCCGAAGAAGAACCGGCCGACGAACCCGACGAGGACGAAGAAGGCACGGGACAGGAGGACCAATGACCACCAACACCATTCGCGCCGACCGCGACAACCGCAAGGACGTCTGGGAGCACCGCCGGACATCCTCGTTCGAAGTCCGCGAGGACAGCGACACCATCACCCTCACCGGGTACGCGTCGACGTTCGAGCCGTACGAGATGTACGGCGGCCCCGACGCTGGCGGCTGGATCGAGCAGCTGGACAGGGCCGCCTTCACCAACACCCTCCGTGAGAAGCCGGACCTCCACCTGCTGATCAACCACGAGGGCATGCCGCTTGCGCGCACCAAGTCCGACACCCTCCAGCTGAGCGTCGACCGGCACGGCCTCAAGATCACAGCCCAGCTCGACCGGTCCGACCCCGACGTACAACGGCTGGAGCCGAAGATGCGCCGCGGGGACATGGACGAGATGTCCTTCGCTTTCCGCGTGAAGGGCCAGAAGTGGGAGTGCACCGAGGAATTCCCGGAGGACAACTACGCCCTCCGCACCATCACTGAGGTCTCGCTGCACAAGGGAGATGTGTCCGTGGTCAACTTCGGCGCCAACCCCACCACCAGCGCCGAACTCAAGTCAGTCGACCAGGCCCTCGCGTTCCTGGCCGACTGCGACCCCGGCGCGCTCGCTGAAATCCGATCCGACGGGGAACTTCTCCGCCGAGCACGCGCCGTCTTGAACTCCCTCGGCAGCATCGACAAGGTTGCCGCGGTGCAGGCGGCCCATACCACGGCCCGCGCCGCCGCAGACGCTGCATCTGCCGCAGCCCAGCTCATGCAATCTCGGTCCGAGGACGACGCCCCCAAGGGCATGTCGCTGCGAGAGGCCATGGCCCGCCAGGGCTTTGCGTCTGAGGACGGCTCCGTGCTGTCCCTCAACGACGCGCTCGCAGTCATCGACCGGTAACACCCGGCGCCAGAAGGCGCCCCACAAATTCCACCCGACGCATCAACCGCAAGGCCCCCGGCACCCCGGGGGCCTTTTTCGTGCGCCGGGTCGAACGGCCTGCCCCCGCTCGGGGCCGCCGGTGCCCAGCTCGGGCCGCCCACCAAATCGAAACGCCCACAAGGGCATACACGAAAGGAACGAACCTCAATGACTGAGTCTGTTGAGGAAGCACGCATCAAGCGGCTGGGTTCGCTGCGTGCCACGGCCGAGTCCGAGCTGGAGACCCTCGTGGCACAGCGGACGGCCATCACCGAAATCGTCAAGGAAGAGGCCCGTGAGGACCTCACCCCTGAGGAAGACGTCGATTTCCGCGCGAAGTCGGCCGCGATCAAGGCGAAGCAGGGTGAGATCGCGGGCTACAACGAGCGCATCCAGGAGCTGTCCGACGAGATCGAGCGGTCCGGGAAGCTGAACGACGAGGCCGCCAAGGTCCGTCGCGCACAGGCCCGGGTCGAATCGGTCAAGGAAGCAGCCGCCTACGCCAAGGGCAACGGCCGGTCCTACCTCCAGGACCTCATGCGGGTCCAGCGGAACATGGACCCCAACGGCAAGAGCCTGGAACGGCTCCAGCGTCACGCCCAGGACGTCGCCAGCGACTCCGAGTACCGCGACCTGGACCGTACCGACGGCAACGGCGGCTACTTCGTGCCCCCGGCCTGGCTGGTCAACCAGTACGTGCCCCTGGCGCGCGCTGGCCGCGCCTACGCCAACCTGGTCACCTCCCAGCCGCTGCCGTCCGGCACCGACAGCATCAACATCCCCAAGGTCACCGCGGGGACCGCGACTGCTGTCCAGACGGCCGATAACGCGGCCGTCGCCGAGCAGGACCTCGACGACAACTTCATCGAGGCCAAGGTGCGGACCGTCGCCGGTCAGCAGGACGTCGCTATCCAGCTCCTGGATCAGTCGCCCGTCAACTTCGACGAGGTCGTCTTCCAGGATCTGATCGCGGACTTCGGCACCAAGCTAGACCTCCAGGTCCTTGCAGGTTCCGGGGCCAGTGGCCAGGTGCTGGGTGTCCACGGCACCCCGGGCATCGGAACCATCGCCATTACCGCGCTGACGGTGGCCTCGTTCTACGCGGCCATCGCAGACGCTATCCAGCGGGTACACACCAGCCGGTTCCTGCCCCCGACGCACATCGTGATGCACCCCCGCCGTTGGGGCTGGCTCACCGCGTCGCTGGACGGCGACCAGCGCCCGCTCGTGCTGCCTGCGGCCAACGCGCCGCAGAACGCCCTCGCCACCCTGGACGCCGTCGCGTCCCAGCAGGTGGTCGGCCAGCTCCAGGGCCTGCCGGTGGTGACCGACCCCAACATCGGCACCGCGTACGGCACCGGCACCAACGAGGACGTTGTGTACGTGCAGCGCTCCGCGGACCTGCTGCTGTTCGAGTCGGGTATCCGTACCCGCACCCTGCCGGAGCCGGGCGCGAAGAACCTGACGGTGTGCCTCCAGGTGTACGGCTACCTGGCCTTCACCGCCGGGCGCTACCCGCAGTCCGTGGTCGAGATCGGCGGACTGACCCCGCCCGCATTCTGACCCACCGCTAGGGCCACCCACCGCCCCGTAACCCGGGGCGGTGGGTGCGCCCAGCACCACGACACGACAACAACAGAGGAGCCGAAATCCCATGGCACTAAAGAAGCGCGACGCCGTCGCCGACACCGTCGCCGCACTGGAGACCAAGCGCGAATTGCTGGCGTCCCTCGGCGAAGACACCTCCGCCATCGACGCCAAGCTCGCCGAGTGGCGCGCAGACATTGACCCGGTCGAGCCCGCCCCGCCGGTCGAGAACAAGGTCGCCCCCGCGGCGCCGGAGAAGGCAACCCCGCCCGCATCAGAGAACGCCTCCGTCAAGCCCGGCAAGGCCGCGCCCACCAAGGCAACCGCCGCCAAGTCAGAACCCGCACCGGCACAGGCGAAGACCGAGGAGACCAAGGCCGCTAATGGCGGACCTGGTAACGACAACTGACCTCGGCAAGTTCGAGGCCGGTGACCCGCAGTGGTTCCTCGACACCGCTGAATCGGCGGTGCGTGACTACTGCGACTGGCACATCGCACCGTCTCGCCGCGAGGTGGATCGCCGATGCGAGATAGGGGAGCGCGGCATCATCATGCTGCACTCCCTGCACGTCACCGATGTCGAGTCCGTGAAGGTCGACGGCCAGGTGCTCGAACCAGACGAATACGACTGGGACGAGGCGGGATTCATTACACGGACCCGCACCACCTGGCCGCGCGGCCGGTACTGGCCAGTGTTCGGGCTGCCCTCACCGCGCTACGCCTACGTCACCTTCACTCACGGCTACCCGGAGGTACCGCTGGCCGTGAAGGCGGTGATCCTGGAGTTGGCCTCCAGCGGCATCGAGCTGCCGTCATCGGTAGCCACCGAGGCCACCGGCGGCCCGTTCCGCATCAAATTCAAGGGCACGGCGGGCCTGTCACTCAACAACGACCACCGCTCCCGGCTGGCGGACTACCGCATCCAGGCCATCGCGTGAGCATCATCCCCGAGCCCTACGACATCGCGCACTACCCGTACAGCGCGACAACGGGAAATAACGCGCACGGCAACACCATTGGTGGCGTGGCGCAGACCCCGACAACCCGGCGGGCAATGGCCTTCTACCCCCGCGGTGAACGCGCCGCCGACAGAGTCGAGCCGGTAGCACCGGAGTACGTGGCCCGGCACATCGCCGAGTTGACGATGCTGGTGAAGGACCCAACCGTCTACAAAACCCAGGACCAGGTCGACATCCACGGCGCCCGCTTCGATGTCGTCGGTATGGGAGCTGACGGTGACTGGCGCAACGGGCCATGGCGGAAGTACTCGCGGATGTTCGGCGGGGAAATCTCTCTCAAGCGGGTCGGCTAGTGGCCGTACGCATCAAGTACAACATGGCAGGGTTCCGCAAGATCCGACACGCATACGGGGAGTACGTCGAGCAGATCGCCCGCCAGGCCGCCGAGGGCCTGCCCGACGGCTACGTGATTGTCGTGCAACGTGATCCAAACACGCAGCGTCCACGCATCTTCATCGTCGCCGCATCATATGCAGCCCGCCGCGACGACGCCGCCAACTCGCGGCTCCTCAAACTGATCGCCGGATTACGGGGCCGCTGATGCCCGCCCTATACCCGGCCATGCTGCCCGCCGACATGGTGGCCCTTGCCGTCACCTACCTGACACCCCAACCCGCCCTGACGGTTCCGGTCGGCTCCAAACTGCCGCCCACCCGCACCGACACCACGCTGCCCGACGGATTCCTGCGAGTCGAGTTCGGCGGCGGCTCCCGCGCCAACCTCCTCGAATGGGACCTCGACCTCATCCTGTTCGGCTATCACCCCGATGAGGTTGAAGCGTCGACTATCTCGCGGATCGCGACAGCACTCATGGACGCCGCGACCGGCCTCACCATCGACACCTGGTACGTCGTCTGGGCACGCGCCACGAGCCTGACACACGAGTCGAAGGACCCGAACGTGGCGACACCCCGGTACCGGTCGATGGTCACCTGGCGCGTCCAGGGCCAACCCATCGGCTCACCCATCACCCCATAACTCACCGCCCCCGCGCGGGAGATCAGGCCGTCCCGTCCGGGGCGGCCTTTCGCATATCACGAGAGGAAAGCCCCGCATGGCTCTCAACAATGTGCTGGAGCTGGCCGCCCCGTCCCCGCGGGTCACCGGCGGCGTCCTGCGTGCACCGGTCGGCACCACCCTGCCGACCACCGCTATCGGCGCCCCCGCCGTGGCCTTCAACAACCTTGGCCACGTCGGTAAGGACGGCCTGGAACGCACCGAGGACCGGTCGAACCAGGAGGAGTACAACTGGGGTGGCGACCTAGTCGCGGTGCTCCAGGAAAAGTACGGCCTGGAAATCAAGTTCAAGCTGCTCCAGGTCAACAACGTCGACGTGCAGAAGGCCGTGCACGGTGCATCCAACGTCACCGTCACCCCGGCCAGCACCACGTCCGGCACCGAGATCAAGGCCGAACTGAACGCCAAGCTCCTGGACACGGGCGCATGGATTTTCGACGGCTTCTACAACCTGATCTCCATGCGCCTGGTCATCCCGATCGGTCGTATCACCGCCGTCGCGCCCATCAAGTGGACGCACTCCGAACTGGCGGCCTACGAGTGCACGCTCAAGCCGTTCCCCGACGCCGACGGTAACCACGGCTACCAGTACTGGAACGACGGCGTGGTGACGATTTGAGCACCACCACCGCGCGCAAGGCATCGCCCCGCAAGGCGGGCGCGAAGAAGGCAACCGCACCAGCGGCAGCCGACGCACCGGTGGACGAGACGAAGGAGGCCCCCGCTCCAGCGGGGGCACCTTCTCCGTACCCCGACGGAACGGCCCTATTCGAATTCACGACCAGCAGCGGGTATGTCGTCCAGTTTCCGAAGTACTCGGAGATCACGCCACCTACCCGCCAATTCTGGTGGGCGCTATACCAACTGGACGAGACCTTCCAGGCGTTCGAGTGGATGGACTGGGCAGGAGTGCCCAAGGAAATCCAGCTCCGCGTCGTCGGCCTCGACGATGACGAATACAAGGCTGTCTTCGACGCCTGGTTCGCCGACTCCAAACTGACCGCGGGGGAATAGGTGCGCTCACCCGGGCCATCGGCCAGCACTGGCACGCGGTCGAGCGCGACCTCATATCGCTAGACAAGGACTCCGACTTCGACGACCGGCGGCTGCCTGTTGCCAAGCTCGGGTCCATCGTGCTGGCCGCACCCCCCGGCACCGCGGTCTACCACGCCATCCACGGCGGGTGGACCCGGGAATCTCACCTGCTAGCTGCCCAGATGGAGCAGCACGCGGGCCTGGTCACCATGCCCCAGCGCATTGCCCGTGAGGGCGTAGACCCCAACGCCCCTGTGCCGCAACCTGAGCGGCCGGTGGGGCCACCACCGCCAGGGCTACTCACCTGCGACGAGATGCCACTTGACGAATTCGAGCGGCTACGCGCAGCCAACTACGCGCTGGGCGAGTCCCCCGGTCGCGTCATCGGAATGAAGAAAGGAGTAACCGGTTGAGTCCAGCAGTCGCCGCCGTTGAACTGGCGCAAGTATGGGTGCCACTCATGCCCGAGGCGTCCGGCCTCGCCGCGGGCGTCGAACGCATCGGCCGCGACGCGGAACGCCGCTTCGGCCGTGCCACCCGCACCATGGGCGCCGACATGGCCCGCAACCTTGCCGCCAGCGGCAAGTCGGCGGTCGACGCACTCCGCCAGGCCGAACGTGCGGAGAAGGCACTCGCGACTGCGAAGAAGGCAGACGCGGACGCCACCGGCCGCCTCTCCGTCGCACAGACACGACTCAACGAACTCAACGAGAAGAGCAGGGCCACAGCCACTCAGCGGGCCGCCGCTGAGGAAGGAGTGGCGCGGGCGCGGCGCGCGCAGGAGCTGTCGACACAGAATCTGACCCGCGCCACCCGGGACCTGGAGCGTGCGCAGAAGGCGCAGTCACAGGCGTCCAGTCAGGTCAAGATGCCGTTCGGTGCCGGGCTCATCATGCGGGCCGAGGCGTACGGGTCGGACTCCGGCGCCCGCTTCGCGCAGGGCTTCCAGCGCGCCCTCAACACCGGCGCCGCACTGGCAGCAGGCGGCGGGTTCATTGCCGCCGTCAAAAGTGTTGTAGACACGGGCCTTTCGTTCGACTCGGCACTCAACACCATGCAGGGCGTCACCCGCGCACTACCTGAACAGATGGCCGCCGTATCGCGGCGCGCCCGCGAGCTGGGCGCCGACACCCAGCTCGCCGGGGTATCAGCCTCCGACGCAGCCCAGGCGATGACCGAACTGGCCAAGGGCGGATTCGACGTCGACCAGTCCATGTCAGCGGCCCGCGGCACCCTGCAATTGGCCACCGCCGCACAGGTATCCGCAGCAGAAGCGGCCAAGATTCAGGCCAACGCCCTCCACGCCTTCGGAATGGACGCCAACCAGGCGGCCAATATGGCCGACATGTTGGCGAACGTCGCCAACGCGTCCACCGGCGACATCGGCGACTTTGCGCTCGGGCTCCAGCAGGCCGGTGCCGTCGCCCACGGTTTCGGCCTGACAGCCCAGGACACCATCACTGCCCTCGGACTTCTGGCCAACGCCGGTATCCGCGGCTCCGATGCAGGCACCCTCATCAAGACCTCGCTCCAGGCCATCACTGACCAGGGCAACCCCGCCCAGGGCGCCATCGAAAGCCTGGGACTGACCCTGTACGACACCACCGGCAAGTTCGTCGGCTACCGCTCCATGCTGGAACAGGTTGCCGCAGCGTCAAAGAGGATGACCGAAGAGGAGTTCCAGGCCGACACCAACATCCTATTCGGCTCCGACGCCATGCGCGCCGCCATGGTCGCAGCCGGTGGCGGCGTCCAGATGTTCGACGAGATGTTCCGGGCCGTCGGCCGCGCCGGTGGTGCCAGCGAGATGGCCGCCGCCCAGATGCAGGGCCTACCAGGGGTGGTTGAAGGGCTCAAGAACACCGCCGAGAGCGCGAAACTTGCTCTTTACGATCTTGTTTCGCCGTCCTTGCAGTCAGCCGGTCGGGGGATGACCAGCTGGCTGGACAAGGCCGCCGATGCGATGCGTGACCTCCGCACCGGCGGTGGCGGCAGCGGTACCGCGGTCGACCAGATCCGGCAGGGCTGGCGCGACATTTCCAGCGCTGCCAAGGACCTGGCACCCTCTCTCGCTGCTGCGTCCAAGGCCATAGCAATGGGCGCCGGAGCAACTGCCGTAGCAGGCTGGCGTGCACTAGGTTTCGCCATGCAGGCGTTGGAGCCGCCGCTGAAACTGGTAGCCGACATCCTCGGCAACAACCAATGGCTCACCACCGGTCTCGTAGCAGTCCTCACCGCCCTATACCTCAAGTCCAAGCTGACCGGCCCCGCTCTACAGGTTGCCGCCAAGGCCACCCAGGCATGGGGCACCGCCTTTGCGGGATGGCGTACCCCCGCTGCGCAGGCACAGCAGGCCATGGAGAACGCGACACGAGCTGCTGGCGAATCGACACGCGCACAACGCGGATGGGTCACGCAGATGCGGGACAGCTATAACCAGGCTGCCGACCGGTCCCTGTTCTTCTCCCGCACCGCAGGAACCGCCGGGGCAGCCATGACCGGCATGAAGCTCGCCGGGTCCGGGGTCCTGTCCATGCTCGGCGGCCCGTGGGGCGTCGCCGCCGCCGGTGTCGGCATCGCGATGGGCATGATTGCCGACGCCCACCAGAAGGCCGCGCAGAAGGCGCAGGAGCAGAAGCAGGCCGAGGAGGAATTGCGCGCCACCCTGGACCAGGACACCGGGCGCGTCACCGACGAAACCCGTAGGAAGGCCGCCGAGCGGTTCGGCAAGGAAGACCCCTACAAGACCACCGACATCGGGCGCGCCAAGGGCCTAGGCATCGACCCAAACATGTTGGTAGACGCCGCAACTGGAACAGGAAACGCGCAGGCGTACGACATCATCAAGAAGCTGGCGCTAGACAAGGGCGTGCGGGAGGGCTTGGACAAGGTCTCTATCACCGGATCAGGCGGTACGAAGCTGGACTGGAAGGTGATCCAGCAGCAATACCAGGCGATGGGGGTGTCATCCGACGAGCTGTACAACGCGCTCCTCAAGGAGGGCAACGGCTGGGACACTGTCAACGAGAAGATTGCAAAGTACCGCACGGCCAACCCCGGTGACCAAAATCTCGTTGGTCTGCAACAGATTATCGACGCCATGCCCGACGCTAATGAGTCGCTTATCACGCTAACTCAGAACGTCAACGAGCAGCGACGCGAGACGGACAAGGGCGCACAGTCGTTGCGGGACCGTGCAGAAGCCCAGTACGGCTTGTGGAAGGCGACCGAGGAAGGCACCGCCAGGTTCAAGGAACTCGGCGCTGCCATCGTGTCGGTGCCCAACAACAAGTCGATAGACCTCAAGGTCGACCCGGCGAAGTACGACGAGACGAAGAAGAAACTCGAAGAACTCGGGTACACCGTCACGCAGCTGCCCGGCGGAATCGTAAAGGTCACCGCCGCAACCGATGAGGCGCAGAAGCGTTTCAACGACCTGGTGTACAAGGTCAATAACACGACCGCCACCCTTCCTATAGACCTCAAACTGGCCAACTCGCTCGGCGCGATTTTGCCGCCCGGATTGCAGGGGGTATTCAGCGCAGCCACCCTCGCCGGGCAGGTACCCGGCCGCGCCTCCGGTGGACATGTCGACAGCCGCGGCGTCATCAGCGGCCCTGGGTCGGGCACCAGCGACTCCATCCTCGCCCGCGTAATAGGCGGCGGTGGTGCTGGGGGATTAATCAAGGTATCCAACCGGGAGTCGATCAACACTGCGCAGTCCACGCGCGACAACATGCCGCTCATCAACGCCATGAACCGCGGCTGGGTACCGTCCGCCAACTTCCTGCGAATCCTCACCGGCATACCCGGATACGCGGGCGGAGGCCCCATCTCCATCGAGGACGCAGCCAACGACATGGCGGGTGCGCCCTACGTCCGCGGCGGCCACGGCCCATCCGGTACCGACTGCTCCGGCGCCGCATCCGTCCTTGTCAACGCCGCCGTCGGCCAGCCCCTGTACGGCGAGCGGATGGCGACCGGGAACGCAGCCGATTGGCTCGCGGCACGCGGCGCCATCATGGGCCGCGGACCAGCAGGCACCCTCCGCGTTGGATGGAAGAACGGCGGCCCCGGAGGCGGCCACATGGCCGTCACGCTGCCCGACGGCCGTAACGCTGAATCCGGTGGCAGCGTAGGCAAGTTCACCGTCGGTGCGGGCGCCGCGGGCGCCGACGACCCCCAGTTCACCAACCAGGCGTACATCCCCATGAACGCCATGTACCCCGACGGCTGGCCCAGCGGTGCAGCGGGTGGCGGCTACAGCATGTACGGCTCCGGCAGCGGAGGAGGCGGGGCAGGCGGCTATGGCGGTGGGGGAAGCGGTGGGGGCGGCGCATCCCCGGCCCAGCGACGTCAACTGCGGGACGCAGAGCAGAAGGTCCAGGACAAGCAGTTCGACATCGAACAGGCACAGCGCAAGCTCGACGAACTCCAGGGCAAGAAGAACGTCAAGCCGTCCGAGCAGGCAGCCGCCGAGGAGCGGCTATCCCGGGCGCAGCGCGAGCACAAGGACGCATTGGACGACCTGTCCACGAAGCAAGAACAGGTCAACGACGCCGACGCCCGGGGCCGCGATGGACGCGGCCAGCAGCCGGGCAGCGGCCCCGATGGAAAGAGCTTCGCCAAGGACATGATGTCTGGCGCCATGGAGATGTTCGGCCTCGACGGCTCCATCTTCTCCAACCCCATGGACTGGGGAATCTTCAAGCTGTTCACCGGAGGCGCCAACGCCATCGGCGGAATGCTCAAGAACGCATTCGGCGGCCCGCAGCAGCAGCAGAACCCCTTGGGTACTCAGGCCATGCGCAACAACCGCCATGGCCCAGGCGGCGCCCCCGGCCCCGGCAACGGAGGCCTCGGAGAGTTCGACTTCGGCGACGGCGGCATGGGCGTAGTCGGCGACGCACTCCAGGCAGCGCTTCCACAGGTCGGCGACTTCCTGCCCAACAGCCAGAACCCGGGCGGGAACAACTACACGACCAACCAGAACAGCAACAACAGCAACGCCACCGGTGCCGCGTTCTACGGCCCCGTCACCATCAACGACCCAGGAGGCCTGGTGAAGCCGCCCGACCGGATGAACACCCGGATGACGGGACTGCCTAGGCCGTGAGGTTCATCCGGCAGTCCGAGATCCCCGCCTACGACCAATGGGACAAGCTGCCGAAGGCCCTCCAGGGCCTAGACACCCGGATCGTCCACATCTCACCGGACGGCGACTTCACCGACATGTACGGCGGAGTCAACGCCGGACGTCAAGGCGTGCAGCTGTCCGAAGACATTGAGGGCGAGCACCACTGGCCTTTCGAGCTACTGCTAACCGAGGGCGCCTATGAGCTTGGGGCCACCGTCGAACGCGCCAACATCCTCAAACGCGAGATCAACTTCACCGTCTCTATCGGTGGTAAGGGAGTGCCGTTCAACAACTTCCAGTACCGGATGGCTGAGGACCGCTGGTTCCGCGGCCAGGACGAGAACCGTGACGGATGGCTCGGCATCTACACCCGCTTCTCCGGCTGGCGTTGGATCAGGGTCCGGCCCGCCCAGACCGTAGGCGGCAGCCAGAAGCGCGACCCTGTAGCCTTCGGCAACAACTTCGCCAAGTGGCCGATGAAGTGGCTGGCGCAGAAGCCGTACTACAGCAAGCCGTCCATCTGGGCGACGTGGCAGAACAACCCCGCCACCGCAGCACAATTCGGTGGCGACGGCGAAGGCATCATCGTCCTGCCCAACCGTGGCGACCTGGAGTCCTACACCCAATTCATAGTCCCGCCCGGCCGGTGCTGGGTTGAGGACGGCGACAGCGGACGCATGGTCGAACTACCCCTGATCGCCCCTTCGGACGGATACGTCCTCGTCGACACCGACCCCAAGGAGCGGACACTCACCGCATCCAACGATCCGGTCGACAACATCTTCTACCAGATCGCCAGGCGCTCAAAGATATTGGACTTCCTACTGCACGACCTGGCAGCCACCGGTGAGCCGGTGTGGAAGCGATTTGACAAGCGGTTCCAAGCATCAGTCCCATCCAGGCACGTCGCGCAGATCCGGGTCAAGCACAGCAACCCCAATGCCAAGATCACCGCGATACTGCCGCAACGCTATAAGAGGTCTCGGTAGGTGACTAGCGCACTCCTAGATGGCGTACAGCACGGATTGACCACAGCGCCACTGGAGTTCACGCGCTGGCTCAACGACGCCCTCGTAGACACGATGAACCGGCCGACCAAGCCGGACCCGGCCACAGACCCCATGTCGGCCTACAAGTACCTGCGCGGCCGACGTGACGCCATTGAAGGTGCGGCACGCCAGCGCCCCATGCTGCGCCTCTTCGACAAGAACATGGACCCCATCGCCCAGATCGCGGGCGAGCGGCTGGCGTCCGTCGAGGAGATGAGTTCGGACTCTGGTCAGGCGAATGTCGTACTGCGGTACGACAACTGGCTCACCGACTTCATCCTCCAACAGACGAAGATTCACGAGGACCTGCACCTCGTCGTCGACCCCATCCCGACACAGCCAACCTGGCGGACCCGGTGGGGCGGGAAGGTCACCGGCATCAACGCCAAGCGTGACTCGTCCGGCGTCCACACGCTGGAGCTGGAGGCGATCAGCAACCGGCAGCACGCAAAGAACCTGCTCTTCGCCGCTAACCCCGTGTTTCCTCCCGAGGTACAGCTGCCGAAAATGTGGGTGCTACCAGGCAATACGCGCACCATCTTGTCCGCGTCCATGTTCATCAACCTGGCGCGCCTGTTCTTCCCGCTCCTGTCCATCCCGACCAACGTCTTCAACCCGTTCGGCTGGCTCAACGGCGGCATCAGCGGACTCGACCCGCTGTCCTGGCCGCTGCAAGTCGCTTTCGTCAACCCCATCCTCGACCAGTCCCGCCTCTCCGTCATCGGCGCCGCGTGGACCGACTGGCACTCGGCGATGAACGACATGTTGAAGGACGCTGGCTGCGACTTCCGCGCCTACACCTGGCTCCAGGAAGACAAGGACTCCCCGCACACCGAACTCGTAGACCTGGTGCGCGGCACCGTCGCTGAGGACGCCGTCAACGACGCCACTCGGCCGCACCGCAACTGCATCGTCTTCGCCATCGAGGACAAGTCGGGCGTTACCGGCCCAACCGGAACGGCCGCCGACGGCGTCATCAACCTCATCGGCGCCACGTTGGACGACATGATCACCGAAACCCTCATCAACCTCGATGAGGACGGCGACGGCGAGACCGATCCGGTGTTCCGAAAGCTGCTCGGCGTCGCACCCGAGAAGCCGAAAACCATATGGTACGACGGCCAATTCAGCGGAATCATCGAGTCAGAGCGCCGACAACACAAGGGGCCAGTCAAGACGGTGATGACGGGCTCCCGTAGCCCGCAGATTGTCAACCAAGCGCAGACATTTGCTATCAGATACGCGCTGTCGCAACTGGCGCAGGTAATCAACTATGCAATAGGCGCCTACCAGCAGCCGGGCACCGAAGGTCTGGACAACCTCTACCAAGGCCAGCTGGACAATACTTTGCTGGCGTGGATGCGCTTCACTGATCCGCGCCGCGCTCTCTGGACCGGCGACATGGCCTGGCAGGAGCATTTCGAGAAGGGCGGCGGCACCGCCTACACCCTGTCCGGTGTCGTCACCATGCGCGTCGGCCACTACAAAACCCGTGCCTGGCAGGGCTTTACGGTCAAGGTCGTCAACGGCCGACCACACGCCATAGACATCGACATCGGCCTGGGCGACCGGGCCGGGTTCGAGCAGGGCGGCATCATCTTCGTCGACCAGATCACCGCCATAAAGCGAACATGGTCCCGAAGTGAGCCAGTCACAGTGCAACTGGCCATCGGCGATGACAGCGACAAGGAAGACCCCGCAGCGCGGGGTCTTCGTGCATTGCAGGCCGTTTGGACGACCCTGTCCCAATTCCTCGGCGAAGGGACCATCTTCTGATGGCCGCCGACCGGCCAGGCAAGGCGCACCGCGTACCGGCAGACCAGACGCCCTCACCGGCGGCCGACACTGCGACGCTGTCCCCGCGCGACCTTGCCGTCTGTGTGGCTGCTGACGACGCCGAAAATGGCGACCTCACACCAGATATGCAGGTAGGACTCGACGCCGGACTGGACATCGAGCAGGCGGCGAAGGTCGCAGAAATGCGTGAGATACAGCGCGCATACCTGGAGCTGCTGGAGGTCATGGAGTACCCGGTCGACCAGAACGGGCGCGTCCACGACCTCAACCACATGTCCGCCACCATCCTCGCAATCGCCTGGACCGCAGTGCTGTACGGCTTCCGCCGCACCGCCACCGCGCACATCAAGAAGCGCCGTATGCACGGCCCGGGCATCTACGAGAACGCGTGCACGTGGGTGGACGTCAACGCTCCCGACGATGCCGAACGAGACCTACAGCCAGGCGATTACAGCGACGACCGACTCCGCCCGCCCGACGTCCGCGGACTAGCCGCGCGCCGCGACGGCGAGGGGCCGGTCTTGACCGCCGAGTGGCACACGAAGCCAGAGGTCCGCTACACCGACGCACCCCGTCCCAAGGAGGACTAGATGACTTCACCGGTACCACCCATCGGCCTGATGGTGTACCTCAAGTCGCTGCTGACGAACACCCACATCTACGCCGTGGTGTCCGATGGCGCGACACCGGACCAGTACGCGGTCACCATGGAAATCCAAGGCGACCAGGCGACTTTGGTGGTTCCCGCTCTCATGGGTCCGCAGGGTCCGGCCGGTACCAACGCCTTCGCACTGCGCCTCCAGAAGTCGATGATCGATGACCCCGAGGACCTGCCGACCAACCTCCAGGACATCGAGGAGGACATCGGCAAGTACTGGATCATGAACCACTACGCCACCGTCAACGAGGTCCAGACGGTGACACTCAACGGCAACCCCACTTCCTTCACCATCGCGTACGACGGCCAGCCGACCGCATCCATCGCCGGTAACGCCACCGCCCAGGCATTCGAGGACGCGCTGGTTGCCCTGCCCAACGTCTCGACCGGCGACGTCGAGGTCGTCGGCAACCCCGGCGGCCCCTACACGGTGACCTTCGCCGGTTCCAAGGCCGGTATTGGGCAGCCGCAGATGACCGGCACGCCCACCGGCGGCACCAGCCCTTCCGTGGTCGTGACAACCGAGCAGGAGGGCGTCACCAACCTCATCGGGTCTCGCGCCTACATCTGGTTCGGCACGGAGTACCGAATCTTGATGATGGGATCGGAAGGCCCCCCGGGGCCGGTGCCCCAGATCAGCTGGAGCGTTGAGCTTCTCCCGCCGGAGGGCGCCCAGGACTCCTACGTCCACCAGACCGGCTCCCCGTACGCGCCGTCGTGCCGCCTGTACTTGAAGGTCCCGCGCGGCCCGCAAGGTCCCGCCGCCAGCCTTGGGCAGGCCCCGGACGTCGACATGTCCACCCCGCCACAACACCTCCAGGTTCTGGGCTTCGACGAGAACATCGGGGCATCCGGTAAGTGGCGGCCCATGTCCATTGGGTCGATCCTGCCCAGGCCGTTCACGGTGCCCGAGGCAGCGTTCACCAACTTCCAGGGCTTCTCCACCCGGGCACCCATCGGGTCCTTTGCCATTCCCGCGCAACCGTTCCCGTGGAAGCCGATTGTGTTCGGGAAAATCAAGGCGACTGGTGTGGAGCTGGATCAGGACCCGCTCATCATCGGCTGCGAGGTGCGGCTGGGACACCCCACCTCCGGCCAGCTCATTGCCCGCGGCTTCGGTAACACCTCCCAGTGGGCGCACATGTCGCCGCACGCCTCGACACCGTCCGACCCCACCATGGCCATCACGCCGGACAACACCTACGCCCTGGTGCCCGCCAACCACACCGGCAACCAGGGCACCGTCTACGTCAACCTGTACAACGACGGCCTGGCCGGTGCCTACCTGTTCGACAAGGCCAACGCCCAGCTGTACGTCGAGGTCATGCCGGTCTAATGCCTCGGTCAGTCGATCTGGTCCCGCAGAACTTCAAGACGGAATACGACCCGACCAACCAACTCGCCCAGGACCCGGCCCTCAAGAAGACGATCACCAACCTCGGCGACGTCCTCAAGCAGCTGCCGGTGATGATCCAGAAGGAGCTCCAGCGGCTCATCGACTCGCTGCTGGGAATCGCCACCAACCCCATCCCCGAAATCATCGAGTGGCTGGACGAGCTGAAAAAGGGCATCGCCAACGTCCTGTCGTGGATCAAGCCTGGACTGCTGCCGCTTATCCCCCTGTCACAGATAGGCGAGTGGTTCCCGAACCTGCTCCTCAACGGCGGCTTCGACACCGACGCCGCGGTGGTCGACAACCCGGATTGGTTGTGGGACGGCACCATCGGCCGCACCAGCCCTTTGGGATCGGTCAAGGCCGTCATGGCAGGGACCGCAAAATACCTGCACTCCAACGCCATACCGGTGGCCAAGAAGCAGCACTTGGAACTGGAGGTATTCACCCGCTGGCAGGGCCTCACCGCCGGTGCTGGCACCAACCCCATCCGGCTGGTCGTCACCTCGTACCTGGCGGGCAACCCCGTCTCGTCGACAGTCGTTGCCCAGCACCAACCGTCGGCGGCCGACAGCAGCGGATGGGTGGAACTGCACGGCACCTACACCGTGCCCGACACCGGCGTCGACGAAGTCCGCACCACGCTCCTAGTGACCGGCGACGCCACCGCAGGCACCGTATGGTTCGACGACGCCGACACTTGGAAGACCGGAAAGCTCCCGCAGGACTACGTCCAGGATCTGGTCACCCAGCTGGAACAGTTCGGCACCGACATCGGCAACGCCTTGGAGGAGCTGGCACACAAGGTCGGACTGGACCGCTTCAAGGAGTTCTTCGACACCGTCGCCGGTCAGGTCAACGCCGAAATCGGCGACATCCAAAACCGTCTCGCGGCAATCACCGCTGACGGCAAGATCGACGCCGCAGAGATCTTGGGCTTGCTCGGCCTAGGCAACATCCCGCTACTCCCGCAGACCAAGGTCACCGATCTCCCCGATCTCAACGCCCAGCTGAACCAGATACGGGACATCTTCGCCGGGCTCGTTGTCACACCCATCAACTCGACCATCCAGGCAGTCAAGGACTGGTTCGGGCTGAGCAACAACAAGACTCAGAAGCTCACCGCTGGCGGGACACTGAACGCGGGCGACGTCGTCGGCAATTTCGACATGGGCCGGGTCAACGATCTGGTCAGCAACCTCGGCAACATGCTAACCGGGGTCAAAACCGGCGCCGACGGAACAGCCACGGGCACAACGGGAACCATCGGCGAGCAGATCAACCAGGCCAAGGACTCACTACTCTCGCTGCTCGGCCTGTCCCGCGATGCCCTCAAGAGCGCCATCGCGGCACAGACAACGCTCCAAGAGCAGGAAACCGAACAGAACACCGGCGGCGGCAACAGCTACAGCTTCACCTTCTCCGGTGCCGACGGCGCCGCGCTGAACTCGACAGACTGGACCACCGGACCCAACCCTGGCGATATCACCATCCGCGGGGACTCGGGGTACGCGGGCGTCAAGAACGGCAACCCAGACGGGTACTTCTTCGCCAGCCCGAACTACACCTACGCCACCGACGGCCAATCAGCCTCATTTGTGTTGGGCGACACACAGAACGGCAACTACTACTCCGGTGTCTACATCCGATGCGACTCGGGCCGCACCCAGGGCGCCTACTGCCTGGCCAAAGAGGGCGAAATCCGCATCGGCAAGTTCACCCGCTCGGGCACCAGCTGGTCATTCAGCGCACCCCTGACCCTGCAAACCGGTCTCTCGGCGGTCAAGCAGGGCGCGCGCATCGAGATCCGCTGCTCCGGCACCAACTACTTCGTCCGCGTCAACGGCCGCCAAATCCTCTCGGCCACCGACGCAGGCAACTCCATCAACATCGGTGCCGCATACCGGTATTCGATGTTCAGTGTGCAGCGGGCAAGTCCGTTCTTCACTTACGACTCCTACCGCATCGCCGCCTTCGCGATGTCCGACTACACCTCAGCGGGAGCGGGATTCTCGATGTCAAACTCGTGGAGCATCCGACGCGACAGCACCGCCGACGTCACCTACGGCCCCTATTCCTCCGGCGCATTCCCGTCCGGGTTCTTCACATTCAACGACTACACCACCGACGTCACCCTCGACGACCTGGGCACGGCCCGCATCGAAATCACCACCACCGGCCTCTACCGCATCAACACCACCTACCGATCGGTCACCGCCAAGGGCACGTCCGTGCCCTACTGGGTGGTGTACAAAAACGGCAACCGCATCACCGGCGCCATCCCGTCGGGTTGCCCGTTTGAAATCCCGCTGGTGGCCGGAGATGTCGTGCAGCCAGGATTCATCGCGGTCGACTACGACATCCGGTCCAACGGCTCAACCGGCTCGGAAACCGTTGTCTCACGAAGCATCACAGCGCTATCCGGCATAGCCACATTCGACGGCCGCCGCATCGCATAACCACCAGAGAGAGGCATCAGCGATGACCACATTCATCATGCCTGAACTGCCCGGCATCACCTTCACCGCCGTGCGCGGCGGCCTGGACGCCGACGGGAAAACCAACCCACCCAACTGGATACAAATCACCGGCACCAACGACGCAGACGGTCAGATGGTCTCCTGCATAGGATTCGCCGGTCCGTAGATGAGTTGGACCACCAACCCGCAACCGGAATCATCAGAGCCGCAACTGGGTTGGTGGAAAGAACCACCACAAACGCAGCAGCAAGAGCCAGTCACCGGCTGGTTCTGGATACCCGATAGAACAGCCTCCCTCAGCGCCGAGGGCACCATGGCCGTCGACGTTGCACAGGTGTACACCGTCGGTGCCGACATGGCGGGAGCGGGCACCCTCACCGCCCAGGTCTCCCAGATATACGGCATTACAGCGGGATACAACGGGGCAGGCGCACTGGCGGCCGACGTCCGACAGCTGTACCAACGTACGGCCGCCTTGGCTGGCACCGGCAGCATGTCAGTAGATGCACGGGTTCGCCTAGACCGTCTGGCGCAACTCGCTGGTGCAGGCACGCTGTCGGCGCAACTACTCCAACAGTTCACCCGAAGCGCCACATTCGGCGGCGGGGGTACCTTGGCCGCACAGGTAGCGCAGGCGTACGCCCTGGGCGCGGCCCTCGCCGGTGCAGGCACACTGGCTGTCCAAGTAGCCCAGAAGTACCAACTAGGTGCGGCATTCGCCGCAACCGGCACCCTCCAGTGCGGGGCGACGTTCCCGGCGATGGACCCGGTACGCACCGACATCACAGCGACCGGGTCCTACACCTACAACATCCCGTACTGGTGCCGGTACATCGACTATGCCTACCTGCCCGGTGGGGGCGGCGGTGGCGGCGCCCAATTCTCCTTCACCCCCGCACAGGGCGGCGACGGCGGCCAATGGGTGTACGGAACCTGGGAACGCGGCGTCCATTTCCCATGGACGGCCACACAAATCACCGGCTCCATCGGTGTCGGCGGCACAGCGGGCACCGGGGGAGGTAACGGCGGCAACGGCGGCCCCACAACCGGCATCGTCAACGGCTCCACCCTCGTCACCGCGCCTGGCGCAACGGGACGCGGCGGCGTCGGCACACAGTCCGGCGACCCCGTCGGCGGCGGAAACGCCAACTCCAACCGCGACGTCTCCCTCAACGGCCAGACCTACACCGGCGGCACAGGCGACGGCGCCGCCCCCGGCTCGGGTGGCAAGGGCGGCGGCGCATTCAGCAACGGCAACGCGGGCGCCCGCGGCGAAGCCCACTTCTACGCAAGGCAATAGGAGACCACATGGCAATTCAAGTACCCCAGACGCGACAATCCCTCGCCGACGCGTGGAAGGCTCTAGGCAACTGGTTTGGGTGCGCGACCGGCGCCCCCGGCACCTCACAGACACCCTCCAACGAGTCGACCGGCGGCGGCTACGCCCGCGCCCAAACCGTCTGGACCTCCGGTTCAGGTGGGAACGTAACCGGCTCCGCGGTCAGTATCGCAGTCCCGGCATCCACCATCACCCATGCCATCATGGCTTCCGCCGCAGCAGTCGGCGCAGCCAACATGATCGACAACTGCGCCGTCACCCAAGCCATCTTTTCCACCCCGGGCAACGTGGTTCTCACCCCTTCGCTGGGTATCGCGTGACCGCCCCGGCCAAGGCCGACGGGATACTCCAAGTCATTGTGTGGCCCGTCTACATCGGGCTGGCGGGTGAAGACGGCCGCGAACCCCTACACCCGGAGTATCGCCGCGGCCAGATCGATTGGCAGCCAACCCCTAACGGCACTATCGAGGGCTCGGCAGTCGTCCACGCCCCCGCAGGCCGGTACCCGTTCTTCACGTACTGGATGGAGCCGATAGGCGGCGCCCCGGTGGGAATGTCCCAACCCGAGCACCCTCTGGTATTCGACATCCGAACAGTAGTCGACATTCGGCCCATCAAAAACGGCGACCTATTCGTCACCAACGAAATACGGCGCGCTGGACTGTGATACGGGAAGTGCTCGCCCTCTGCGACGAGTACGGAACGGACCTCCCCGCCTTCAACGAAGGCCACCCCGAGGACCGGTGTCCGATCTGCGGACGCCCCGTCGTCGACCACACCATCCACGGCGGCATCACAGCCAAGTGGCCCCACCGCCGGGCCGTCCTATTCAGCGCCCTCGTTCTCTGGCGCCTCCCTTAAAACATTGGAGCACAACATGTTAAGCCTGTGCACCCATTCTCCCACCTTCGTCATATTGGCCGGGATAGCCACCGGCGCTCTCGTCGGCATCGGACTCGGCGTCGCCCTGTTCGTATACGAGGCCAAGCACGACATGGAAGCGAGCTACTGACATGTCCTTCACCTGGCTCGCAGACCACCCACTGCGCACCCGAGAACAAGTAGCACGTGAAATACATGCCGTCGCAATGGAACGCGGCTTAGACGAGCTAGCCACCGTCATCGCCTGCATGACCGTAGCCGTCGAAGTCGGAGCTGACGACGACGACGGAAACCGCCAATGGTGGTGCCCCGCAAACCAATCAGACTCAGAAACGCTCAACTTCCCGCACGACTCAGAATCCGATGACGCGGACTCATCCGGCTACTTTCAACAGCGTCCCCCATGGTGGGGCACACCCGCACAACGCATGACACTGGCCCAATCCGCCGACCTGTTCCTGAGTCGACTATCCGGCGACTACCACACGGCAGCCGGAAACCCGGCACTGGCAGGGCAATTCGCCCAGCGCGTCCAGGGATCGGCATACCCCGACCGCTACGCGCAGCACTGGGACGAGGCGTGGGACGTCGTGCGCCGCGCCCTCGCAACCACACCACCCGAAGGAGGCAACGTGGGCTACACAGGAGACCCCGTCTGGCTGGAAGACGTACTACGCGCAGCACTCGGCGACCGACTGGTCGTAGAGGCAGGCTGGAAAGACCGCGGCACCGGCGGCCAGATGGGCGACATCTGGGGCGTGATGATCCACCACACCGGCAACGACCGGGAGACCGTCGCAGGCATCCGCGACGGACGCTCCGACCTCGCCGGGCCACTGTCGCAGTGCCTCATCACCCCAGACGGCAAGTGCCATCTCATCGCGGTCGGCCCCTGCAACCACGCCGGGATCGGCAAGTATCCAGGCATCGCCGCCAACACCGGCAACCAGCGGCTCATCGGCCTCGAATGCGCGTGGCCGACCATCCAGCCGGACGGCAGCTTCGACAAAGGACAGCGGTGGCCGGACGCACAGATCATCACCATGCGCGACGCCACAGCCGCCGTCCTCACCAAGCTCGGCTACGGCGCCGACCGCGTCATCGGCCACAAGGAGTATGCGACCGCGGCACCCAACGTGAAGTGGGACCCGGGCAACATCGACATGGGCTGGTTCCGCGGCGAGGTCGCCAAGGACATTGCCGGATACCAGTTCCCAGGCGAGGCACCCGTGGTCCAGCCACCCGACCCGTCACCAACCGCGATACCCGCGGACTTCGACAAGCAGACCTTCCAGCAGATCAACGGACGCTGGGAGATGCTGGGATGGCAGACGCTCATCGAGGCAGTCGCTGAGATTCGCGACCACCTCACCGGGTCGACAGACGCAGGTAAGACCGGATTCAAGCTCGGGGCAAAGCCGTGAACGGCCCCGACGGCAAATGGATCGGGTACGGCCCCGGCGACGTCAGCCCAGAGGTAACCAACATCGAGCGACGGCTCCTGCGCGCCTACCCGAAGAACAGCCACGCAGCGGAGCACGGCGTGGTGCTCGACGACCGCTACACGGACGTCACCGCGGCGGCCGTGCGGGACATCACCCGCTTCATGAACAACGACCCTGTCGAAGTGGAGCGGTTGCGCCGCCTGGGTATCACCACGCCCCTCCGCGACGACGGCGTCGCCAACCTGGCGGTACGAAAGGCCATCGGCGCCTACGTCGCGCCGGTCTACCAGTCCAAGTACCCGATTCAGGGAGTCTGGGCAGACTCGCGGGCCTTCCTCAACCCACCCGACGCGCACAGCTTCAACAAGGCAACGGACCAGTTCCGTGACGAGTTCATGCGCCTCTACCGGCCCATGGCGGGCACCAACATCTGGCTCCTCGGCTACTCCATGGGCGGCGTCTCCGTGCAGAAGTGCCTCACTGCGCTGCCGCCCGAGTGGCGCCAGTTCGTGCTCGGCGTCACAACCTTCGGTGACCCATCCATGCCCGCCGAGGGAAGCCTGCTCGGAAACGACCCGGGCGAGGGCATCTCGAAACTGCCGCAACCACAATGGGTACGGGACCGCTACTGGTCGTACTCCATCGACGGCGACTGGTACCCGCGCGCCCGCGGCCTGCTGTTCCTGCTGTACCAGGTCCTCACCCGCGCCGAGCTGACCCTGGACTTCGCCATATACCTGTTCACAAAGTTCCCGCAACAGGCATTCCAGGAACTACTCGGCCTCGCGCCAAGTGATGACCCCCTGCACGGCGCGCTGTCCGGCCTAGCCGGACTCATGACGACCGGCCCGGCAGGGACCATCGGCCAGCTGCTCAACCCCGTGCAGCTGCTGTCCCTGCTACCGGACCTGGTGTACCTACTGTTCGACGCCATCAAGTTCATCGCCACCAACGCACACGGAAAGTACGGGGACCCGGCATATGCGCTGTGGGACGGCATGACTGCCGTCGACCACGCCGCCGCCAACATCCGCCGCGTGGCCCCGAAAGGCTGCACCCTCGTCCTGCTCCCGGGCACATGGTCCAACTGGGACCAGCTATTCCAATTCGACGTCGCTGCCCAGCTCCAAACTCCCGCCTAATCGGCGGGCCTGTCCAGCAACTGTGTAAATGCAACTGTTGAAAGGGATTTGACATGAAGGACACCTCACTGTTGGGCATCAAGACGTGGAGTGATCTCCGCGCCTTCATACACACCGCAATACCCGGGCTGGCCGTCTTCCTGGTCACCATGGGGATTCTGACGGCCACCAAAGCGAATCTGGTTGCGGCACTGCTGCTTGCGGTGTTCGACTCGACCCTGTCGCACATCAACACCGCCGATGGCTTCCGGCGCTGGGTGTACCCCGTCCTCGGTACCGGTGCCACCCTCCTCATCGGGTGGGGCATCTTCACTCAGGACCAGATCGCGCCATGGCTTGCGCTCATCCCAATTCTGTTGGGGGGCGGGCTCGCAGCGGCCAACACCAACACCACGCCTAGCATCGTTCCGACGAGCGGCCCGGCTGAGTGAGCGGGGGAGTGGGCGCTGATTCCTGGATGGACCTGGCCGCCCTGACCATCGCGGCCGTCGGCGGCTGGGGCACCGCGTACATCACCTCGCACTTCTCCAGCCGCAAGCACGTGACCGCCGTCAACAAAAGCGTCGACGCGGTCGAGGCGAAGTTGGCAGGAGTGGAGGAGCAGGTAGTGAACTCACACGAGACCAACCTGCGCGACGACGTGGACCGCGCAGTCCGCGGCGTCGAGTATCTGGTCGACAGATTCGCCGATGCCATGCGCGACCTGCGCGGTATCCGCGAGGAGATGTCCGACCTGCGCAAGGAAGTTGGCGGCCTGCACGGCGACGTTCGCGAGCAGAACCGCAGGCACGCCGCCCTGTACGACCGGGTGACTGATCTGGAGGACCGCCGCCCCTAGGCCCACGCGATAGCTGGAGGACGCCCCGGCCTTCGGGCCGGGGCGTTTTCCCGTACCAGCCGGTTGCCTCCGCATATGTATAGCGCGGTATACTGCGCGCATGGATACCCCGTCGGATGAGCAGGAGGCGGCCCGGGCTTCTGTCCGTCGGCTAGCCCGCCGCCGCCGACGTCAGGCTGTGTTGCGCAAGCAGACCGACACCGAGTTCTACGAGGCCGTCAAACAGGCCAAGGCGTTGGGTGTCGGCGCCACCGTGCTGGCACGTGATGCCGAGGTAAAGCGCGACAGTATCTACAAAATCGTGGACGGCTCTATCTCCTGAGCGAGCGTTAGCCCGCGACGTACCAGTCGTCTCCGATTGCCGTACGCAGGAACGCCATGTGCACGTGAATCTGGAACAAGTGCGTGCTCTCCACAATGGCAGCACCGCCAATTCGTAGACCCGGCGCGAACCCGTATACCTCGTCGAACTGCAACGGCCCCAGGTGCTCATACACGCGATCGAACATGGGTTCCTCATCGCGGCCGCGGAAGTCGAACTGGTCTTTCCTTGCAGCCGTGAAGAAAGCCTGCATTGCGCGTTCAAGGCTATGTGGTGACGAGTCTTTCGGGGGTGCCCAGAAAAACGCCGATCCTCGGGCGGGCTCAACGGTTATCGACATTCCGTACCCCGGGGTCCAGAAGAACGTCTTTCCGAAGGCGCTACGTAGGAACGGGATATACAGCGCGTTTTCGTCTAGGCGAGGGTGTCGGAGGGTGTCGAGGAGGACCTCGTCGGCGGTGACCTTCCACTCGATCGGATCAACAAGCCAGGCGATTCCGTTGCCAACGCCGGAGAACCCGTACTCCTGCCAATACGAGATAAGGCAATCGGGAACCAGCCCGGTGTAGTCGCGCACGTGTTCATCGGTGCACGCAGGCCCGCTGGTTGAGAGAGGGAACTTCGTTAGGAAGTACTCAAAGTATTCGTCGGCCACGCGCGGCACCTTCTACTAGCGCAAAAGGTGCGGTGCACCCTGCTGGTTGTGTCAGCCCGTGACCACGTACCAGTCGTCCCCTATGGCCGTGCGCAGGAACGCCATGTGGACGTGGACCTGGAATAAGTGGGTGGCCTCCACGATTGCAGCACCACCCATGAGCAGTCCTGGCGCGAACCCGTACACCTCATCAAACCGTAGCGCTCCGAGATGTTCGTAAACTCGATCAAACATGGGTTCTTCGTTGCGATCACGGAATTCGAAGCGATCCTTGTCGGACATGGTGATGAATGCTTCTAGCGAACGCTGGAGGCCACTCGTGGATTGCTTTCGTGCGGGGGGCTTAACAAACAACACTCCGCGCGCTGGGTCTGTGACCAGCGATATGCCGTAGCCCGGTGTCCAGAACCACACCTTCCCGAAAGCGCTTCGGATGAACGGAATGTATTGTGCGTCCTCGCTTAGTTGCGGGTGCCGCACTCTGTCGAGGAGGATTTCCTCGGTGGTTGACTTCCATTCGATGGGATCGACTAACCAGGCAGTTCCGTTGCCGAACCCGGAGAATCCGAACTCTTGCCAGTACGAGATAAGGCAGTCAGGGACAAGGCCGGTGTAGGCCCGTACGTGCTCCTCCGTGCATGCAGGGCCAGGGATGGAGAGGGGTAGCTCTTCGAGGAAGCACGCGAAGTACTCGTCCGGCACCTTCACTCCCTACCGAGTCTGATGTTGACGATGGCATTCGGATCTTGGGTTTCCAGCCAATTCCGAAGCGCGTCCTTCTCCTGTTTGGTCAAGTTACCAAGCGCGTTGTTGACCTGCCAATCGCCATAGGTGAATGCCTGCCGGTATCCGCCGCCCGCGCCGTCCGGATTGTGGATCACTGGCTGGGGAATTAGGCCCGAACCGGATGGGAACTGTGTGTCTGCGTACTCGCGCGCAAGGCGTTTCGCCTCGGACGGGCTGTACCCCGCGTCCATCAAGTCTTCGGCACCATAATCCGCAAGGCCTCTTCGTAGCTCATCTCTAAGGTCTGTGGTGGGTAGCCGTGGCGCGTCCATGTTGTCGAGAACTTGCTGGACGCTTTGCGTGTTGTAGCCGTGCTCCCACATTTGGGTATGGCGGTCGATCTCTGCGCCGTGATCGGCAGCAATTTTGTCGGTGTATGTCGGGTGGTGAATGTCGTATTGCGGGGTTCGTGGCAACTCGTCTACGGGTACCCCGTGGTGGGCTGCGAGGTCGGCAAGGTTCTGTTCACCTCTGGCCCAATCGAGTTGGTCGCGTTCGAGGCGGTGTGCGGCGCGGGAGTCGTTGAGGATGTCGTCGGCTGAACGTGGGAGTCCGGCAGCGTGTTCGATGTTGGCGGGAATGCCATGGTCTCCGCCTGGGTGGTCCGCCGCAGGTGTCGGGTGGTCCACTGTTGGTGCGGGATGTGTTGTGCCGCTTGGCGGTTCGGTGGGTGCGTGTCCTGATGTATGGGGTTCAGCGGTGTGCGGGCTGGGCGCGTGCCCTGGCGCAGCGTCTTCGAGTCCGTGGGTGAGGGCGCGGCCTTCGGTGCCGAGTAGTGCGCCTTCGCCGCCGACGGGTGCTGTTGCGATGCCTGCGGCGATTTCTATGCCGTGTTTGCCGATGAAGGCTTTGGGGTTGTCGATGCCGGATTTGACCTCATCGATAGCGCCCTTAGCCTGGTCGATGCCGCGTTCCACCTGGTGGACGGGATCGGGGTTGACTACATCCCACAGCCCTTTAGCGACGCCCTTCCATGCCTCTTTCGCGTGGTCGCCACCGTTGATACCCAGCAGGTCATCCTTGGCGCGGCCAGCTTGATCCCAAGACTCGGCGAATGCCCCGCCACCGGATTGCCGGACACGCTCAGGTGTACCGGGTTCGGGTGTTGCGACCATGGGCCGGTCCTGCTGGGCGCCCTTGATGGCCTCGGATAGCTTGGCCTCCACCTGATCAGGCGGATACTGCGTGGCCAGGATGCTGCGGAACTTGTCGATGGCCGCTTTGCCCTGCGGAGTGTTGGGGTCCAGCTTGGGCGCTGGCACCGTACGGGCATCCGGTGGCGATGGTGGTTTGTCCAACGGGCTCTTGGGCTCGGTAATACCCATTACGCCCAGTTTGTCGGTGAGGCCACCTGCGCGTGGATCGGGTTGGAAGGGCTTGTCGCCGGGTGAGGGCGGCCCAAGCACGGGCGCGTTCGGATCGACAGCGGTAGCGGCTGCTGCTTGTGTGCTGGCCGGGCTTGACTCCTTCGGGTACCACTGCTTGTAGAAGTTGGCATCCTGCGCGGTGTCAGGCTTCCGGGGTGCCGTGTCTTTGACGGCCTTGCCGATGTCGAAAGTGCCTGCCGCGCCGTTGACTTCGTTCTCAATGTCGCGGACCGCACCCTCGGCTAAACGCTTAACCTCTTGTTCGGCCTCCCACCACTTACGCGCCGACTCTCTAAGCTCCTCACCCCTGGCTTTGGCTACCTTGGCATTCTCGGCCGCCAGCTCCTCACTGATTCCCGGTGGCGGGTTGTAACCCACTTCCAGATCCTCCGAAAGGGTCAGACCCTTATCGCGTTGTCGCTCAATGTTTTCGATCATGTGCTGGCAGTTGGTCAACTCAGGCACAATCGTGTGATCCACTGCCAGGCCAGCAGTCGTTTGAAACTTAGTATCTATGTCCTGAATCCGGGCCGTGACTTTCCAACCATCAGCGGCATTGCGTTGGCCTGCCTCGGCGGTCTGCCCCTCCCACGCCGTGCCACCGGGTTTATCGACATAACCCTTAAACGTCGAGATGTGCTGCTCATACTTGGTGGCCATCGCGTGCACAGCATCGAGCTGAGGCCGATATGAGTTCGCATCAATCCCGAGAATCACCGACTTCGTTGGCCCCGACATCCCAGAACCCCTACGCGTGCGGGGTTGGATGCTGGGACATATTGCCGATCGAACGCATCACGGCCACCCCGTGCTCCTCGTTTTCGATCACGCCCGACAGGAACGCGCCCCGCACATCATTGAACGCACCCGTCCACCCCACCAAGGCATTCCCCACATTCGGCAGAGTCTCGGTAGCCAACCGTTGCAACGCCGCCAGCGCTGGGCTAGCACCGGGAGACGACGCACCGCCTGCGTGTATGTCGCTACGCAACTCTCCCCGAAGGGTATCGATCTGTTTGCCCAACCTGTCGAGCGCATCCAGATCAGCCCGCAAAACGCCGCCCATGCACCGCCCCTTGTGCTTTGGAAATCTAGAACCGGGCTACAGTTCGGCCCGGTCGGTCACTGTGAGCGTAGTAGCAGGAATTGGCTGCCGTCTAGCCAAACGACGATATTCGCGCAGTAAGCGGGGCATTGCAGTGCCGTCAAAGGCGGAAGGTAAGGGTTGCGCTAACAACCGGCGGCGGCGGCTAAATCCTGCTCCCGCGGTGTCCGGTTGGCGGGCGAGGTGGCGCATGCCCGGTCCACATCTCGGCCGCCCTGGTTGTTGTTCGACTGGGCCTGGTTAACCCGTTCCAGGCGAGTGGGGCACACGTAACGCATGCCCCGCCGGACAATAGCCATGGTGCCATCGGTGTCCGCGGCGACCATCGACTCGAACTCGTCGACGGTCTTGTCGCAGTCCTGCGCCGCCAGCTCGTAGAGGCGTGCCATGTCCGGTGAAGCCCCGGGGCTCGCGGCAAGTATCTCGGCCTTCCAGCCGCTCATGTCGACCGACGTCTGGGGCAGTATCGCCGGTTTTTGTGCCGCGGAAGTCGTCGGCGTCTTCTCCGCCGGTGCACCGCCGCACCCTGCCATCGCAGCCGCTGCCACCACGATGCATAGCCCCCACCTAATTCTCATGGCCGAACTCTAAACCGGGGTAGCCGCGAAAGGGGGACCGTTGACGACAAACCGCTCGACACAACGTATAGCGCGCTATACGTTCAAGTGGAATTTCCAGCGAACACCAGGGAAGGTCTCACCATGTCAATTGCAAGCACTGCAATCACGCTGACCGCGGACGAGTTGGATGTGGTCAGCCGCTCCATGCTTGTCCACGAACCGCACCCGGACGTACGTCCGGCCTTCGACTGGGTAGGTCGGGGTCACCGGCCGCCGTGTCTCGCCTACCGCGGTGACCGGGTCGTCGAGTTCGGATACGAGGTCGCGGTGGTGGTGGCGGCCCGGCAGGGAGATGACGACGTCTACGCGATCCGCAGGGCCATCGAATCCCTCGGGCCTTGTCATCGCCAGGGCCGTATCCACTTCTGGCCAGGTGTGATTCCCGCGGTTGCCGCCTGAATCTTCCTAGTTACTTCTCACCCCCGCCCCATGTGGGCGGGGGTGATTTCTTTTCTTCATGCTCATGCTTGCCTAAACGTATAGTGCGCTATACATTCGAGCTATCGGTTAAGCAAACATCAACAGGAGGAACCATGACCGCGCCAACACTCCCCGCAGTACCCGCCCGCACCCTGCGCAACGCCAACATCGGAAACCTCATAACGCTGCTGGAGCAGCAGCACCGGCAGAAGGTGGACATCGTCATGCCCGTCTCTGACGTGCGGTTCACCGGCGGCGACCTGGTCATCTCGGACCAGGCGCCCGACATCAACGACGAAGGCGTCACCGACTTCAACGGGACCTACCGGATGACCGACCGCTCCGACAGCCAGCTCGGCGACGTCCTCGACATCCCCACCCGCTATGTCCGCAAGCTGCGCGCACAGCACCTGGAACTGATGGACACCAACGTCAACGAACTGGCCCGGGTGCACGACCCCGCCAAGAAGGTCCTCGTCCGCATGCTGTCGGGCAGCGACCCCATGTACCCCGGCACCCACGGCATCGTCCGCGCTGTGCTGTCCGACCGGTACGGCATCCGCGACAACCTCGACACCGTGCTCGCACTGCTCGATGGGATGCGCGCGGCCGGTCTCGGCGCCCAGCACATCCGCGGCGCAGACTTGTCCGACGAGAGGCTGTACCTGCGGGTGACCGCACCGGAGCTGGAGGTCGTTGCCCCCAAGCTGCTGGAGGGCTACCGCTCACCCTGGGCAGGCACAGCACACGGCGGCGAAGCCGCCAACACCCTGCCGGTCGTCTACGCCGGAATGCTGGTCACCAATAGCGAGACCGGCGGCGGCGCACTCACCATCACCCCAGAGCTGCGTATCAGGATCTGCGACAACGGCCTCACCATCAACGCCGACGCCATGCGCAAGATCCACCTCGGCAAGAAGCTGGACGACGGCAAGGTGAACTGGTCGGCCGACACCATCGACGCCGCCAACGACCTGATCAAGAAGCAGGTCCGCGACGCCGTCGCGTCCTTCATGAACGTCGACTACGTGAAGACCGCTATCGAGAAGCTGGAGGAGACCAGCGGCACCCCGCTCACCGCCCCTGCCGACGTGATCGAGGTCGTGGCCAAGAAGCTGTCCTACAGCCAGGACGAACAGCGCGGCATCCTGGACCACTTCATCAAGGGCGGCCAGATGACCGCGGGCGGCGTCATGCAGGCCGTCACGTCGTACGCCCAGCTGATCGCTGACGTCGACCGCTCCAACGAATTCGCGGCCACCGGTGTGGACGCCATGCTCGTGGCCGCCGGTCGCTGACTGCTGTAGGGGAAGGAGGGCCACCCGAGGGGAAGGAGGGCCACCCGAGGGGATGGGTGGCCCTCCTTCTATTCAGGGTCGACGACCCGGAGTCTCGGCGGTTCCGCTGCATCCTCCGGTGCAGCGTCGAGCGCTTCCCTGACGCATTTCGCGATGTGCTCCGCTAACCCGTGGATAACGTCCTCGGTGACGTACGCCTTCGCCGCGCGCCGCTGAATCCGCATGCGCTCGGCAACGAAATCCACATGCGCGGAGACGTCCTCGCGGGCAGTGCTCTCGCTGATGGTCAGCCCGTATTGCTCGGCTAGCGTCTGGATGAGCAGGTTTGCTCGTGCGTTTAGCCACGGTGACTTGCGGGCAGGCATGCGGCGTAACCCTACCGGCGCCTGCTTAACTTCCGGGGTATAACGGGGGCAATTGATCAGATAGTAATGCCGTTGATGCAATAACAGCGACGGCAGCGGCGCCGCCTGCGACTGCGCTGCCAGCCCACCTTGCCGCCTTCGCTAGAGGGGGCGGTCCAGAGGAGGCAGCCATCATGGCTGCCCGCTTTTCGTCGTCATCCACAGCGGTGTATAGCTGCGTAGTAGCAACCGATGAGTGGCCTAACAACTCCTGCACGGCGCGTATGTCCCGTGTGCCCCGGTATGCACGTGTAGCGAAACGGTGGCGCAGCTTGTGCATCGTCCACACACCCGGCATCGCCTTCGCACACAACTTGCCGACCCATCGCGGGGACAGGTGCCCGTTGTCGTCGCCAGGGAATAGATAACCGCCCGACCCTAGGCCCGGGGTGTGACCACCTGGCCCGGCCGCGACCATGTCCGCGAGGTCATCGGAAATGGGTATGGTCCGCTCCTTGCCGCCCTTGCCATGTACGACCAGAAGGTATCCCCCGATGCCCTCCAGTAGGTCGTCTGTGTGCACGGCGGCGACTTCACCGCGTCGTAACCCGCCATCGCAGGCCAGGTACAGCATGACCATGGTGCGGGGGTCGGCCGCCAGAAGCGACTCTTTCCACACGCGATCTGGTGCCGGTTTAGGTGCCGGTGGCTCTGGCGAGACGGCCTCCAGCCCGGCGGCTGGGTTAGACAAAAGGTGTCCCTTGGCATGCGCCCAGCCGAAAAACCCCCGAGTTGTCGTCCGGTATCCGCGACGAGTTTCGCGTTGCCAGTGTTTTTGCTTAGCAAACCACTCGATGAGCGTTTCCTCGGTCACCTCATAGGGCGCCGCATCCAGTCCGCGGGCTAATCGGTGAAGGTGCGACATGCGTGTCGCGATGGTCGTCCGCGGGCTACCGTCCGCCTCCAAAGCGGTGCGGTACTTCGCGATTATCCCCTGCCATTCTGGTGGCGCCGGTAGCGGCGCCGGTCCAGTCCCCCTTGTAGTTGTCATTAGAGCGGAACCGTAAATCGAAGTCGGAAATTCACAGATATTTCCAAGGGGTTTGTTATCAAACTGCAAGATCCGATCATCTGACAGTCGAATTCAGCAAACATGCGTAACCAGACCCGTAGTGTCATGCGGCATCGGCTTCGAGTTCTGCTGCGCGCCGCCTGCTGCGGTGCGCTACTAGGTCTGTAGGCTCGGTGTCGATGCAGGTCAACGGGTTTCGAACTACTGACCAGAAGGTTAGGGGTTCGAATCCCTTCGGGCGCACCATCTATCAGTGCAAATACGCGTTACGGAGTGCGTGACACGCCCGGAATCTGATACTTTCCCTCCACTTTTAGCCGCCACTTTCAGCGAACTGCTCCAAAGCCGCTCGGACATCGGGGCCTCGGGTCTGGCGCTCTAAGTAATGCGCCTCGGTGGTGGCCAACTTGGAATGGGAGAGCTGCTGCTGCGCCTTATCAGGGCCGTGAGCATCACGGACAACGGTGGCGACCGTGCGTCTGAACGAGTGCGGCGTGACCCAGCTCAGTTCATCCGGCAGAGCTGCACGCAGAGCCCGACGCATGTTGGCTAGGGACATCCAGCCGCCCTGACGATTGGCGAACACTGGGCCTTCCATACCGGACTCTCCGACAAGCTCCGTGAGGGTCTCAACACCAAACTTGGGTAGAACAACGGTGTGCGGGGGAGCATGGTGCTTGCGGTGGTCCTGCCGGTGCAGTGGCTTACCCACGATGCGCCCGTGGTCGATCAACGTCCCGGTAATCGTCAGGGTAGGTGGGTCCGCCAACAGGTCAACATCAGACCACCTCGTAGCTAGTACTTCGCTGGGTCGGCAACCTGTCGCCACCAACACGTCAATGAATGCGGCGAGAAGTCGGCCAGGACGCGGCCCGGAACCTTTCCGAGTCGAGTACGCCTGGACGGCAGCCCGGATCTGCCGGAACTCAGCTGCTGTAGCCGCGCGAGCTGGCTTACGCGTCGTTTTGACCGGCTTCGCCTCGCGGATCGGGTTCACCGGTAGGACATCGAATCTAACGGCCATCGAGAACATTCCCGACAGCACCGTGCGCAGCCGCTTGGCCTGAGTCGTTGCCCCCATCCCCTGTAGATAGTTGTGCGCCGATTGGGTGCGTAACTCCGTGACCCTTAGGGAGCCCAACTGGGCGGCGCCATGGGTTTTCCATACCGCCCGATACTGGTCTACCGTCTGCTGTAGAACGCCGTCCTCGGCTGCCTTTGCTTCGATCCACAGATCGAACAAGTCAGTGAGGGCGGTTTTTTCTGTCACCAGTTGCCCGGAGAGCGGCGCGCGTCGGGCGTTCAAGTGCCGCTGGAGCGCGCGCCGCGCATCCTCGGCAGATTTCTCGCTGGACCGCTCTACTCGTCGCCGCTTGCCATCAGAGTCACGCACGTAGGTAGAAGCGAAAAACATTCGACCACTTACCCGTTCGGTGATCTTGCCGTGCTCCCCCGGAGCGAGCCGCTGCCTAGGCATCCTCGTTACCCTCGATTTGTTGCCACAATTCGCGAATCATTCTGTCGTACATTTCGATTTGATCGCGGTCACGGTCAAGTTCGGCTCGCGCCGTCACGCGGGCGCGGGCATCTTCCAATTCCGCCAGGCGTCGCCATTGGCGAAGCTGATCTGTGCGCCAAGCAAATCCGAAATCGCCGTCGAACGCACTCGCTAGCTCTTGCGACCACCCGTTTGCCGAAAACCACTGCGCTGCATCGAATTCCGGAACTTCTCGTTCAGGTAGAAATTCCACCGAATCGGAATACGGGCCGGGGTACATCAGCGTTACTGGGGACGTATCGAGTGCGGCAGCGAGTATTACTAGCTCAGCGGTCGTGACATACCTACGTCGCCCATTCTCCAAATCGGAAATCACCGAACGGGATACTTCGTGGCCGAGTTCCTTGGTCCGAGCCGCAAGCCACTGCGCTGACCTCTTTCCGCGAAGCCGGTAAACCTCGCGCGCCAATCTATGCGCTTCACGTTCCGCCCAGCTGTCGGGCGGCCGTTCCGTCCAACTCGGCCTTTTCGGCCCTGATTGCGTCATGACACGCAGGATATGCACTGCTTGCGTTCATTGCCATCCGCCTGGTATCTATTGAGTCGCAGAAACGCAACTTATCGGATGTCTGCGTGTTTGAACGCACAAGCAGCCATGAACGGAGGAGGACGCAATGCACGACCACAAGGCAGTGGGGGCAAAGCTCGGAGGTATCAGCAGAACGCTGGTGTTCCAGCTCTGGCACTCTGGTGCCCTCGCCAGCGTGAGGATTGGTAAGCGCCGATTCAGCACTGACAGGCAGATCAACGAGTACATCGCCAAGCTTGAAGGCGCGGCGTGAGTATCGAGGCGTACAGGATCGCGGCGCGGCTAGCGCAAGAGCCGTGGGTTCCCTTGTCGCCATGCATTATTCGGGATGGCAAGGTGGTTCCGAATTCCACGGCCAGCGTGGAGGCCGAGGGCGATGTGATCACGGTGACCGTGACCGACGCTGACGGGGCCAAGCGCGAATATCGCGCACAAGTTCAGCTCGTCGGCACAAGTTCGGCTATGCCAACGGCCCCCGTAGTCCCCGACGCGGCAACGTCGGGCGGGAGCCGCTGCAACCAACCATCAACAGAAAGTAGGTAAATCTCATGGTACAGATCGAATTTGGCGACGACACCCGGACATGGCGTGACTTGGTTGATCGACTACCGGCTGACTGGGTAGCGCAGTTGGAGCGCGCCGAGGAGTTGGCGGCGGCTGGGGTCACGCCATGGCGGGCCACGAGTCAGGCCGACAACGCAGCGTTGAGTCTCCTTTTCAAGATCACCCTCGATATCGAGACGCATCAAGCTGGTATCCGGTTCGCGCATGTGCCGATCCCAGCTCAAGCCTCACATGCTGACCAGTGGATGAACATGGGCTCTAAGGAATCGCCGGACTGGGGGCGCAGGCTAGAGGGCGCCCGGTTCGAGGTGGGCGAGGGCTTGGGGCATGTGCTCATAGAGGGCACCCAGCAGGCCGCAGATGGTTCGGTTGAGTGGGGCGTGCGTTGGGTCAATGGTGTCGAGGACTGGATGGAAGCGAGCGCGGCGCGACGCCTGACTGATGCGCTGCGCGCCGCCGCTGAGGTCGTGGAGTCCTTGTGATCGGAACAGATTGCACTCATCACGCGGTGGAGCGCGATGCCTCTGCGTGAGTGCGCACGGGCACCATTGGGCGGCGGGCTTGTTGGTCGGCTGCCCGATGGGCCTGGGGGAGTGCACGAGTTGTGCGTCACGGTGCGTGATGGTGTGCGCCCTGTTGTGCGCTGCGACGTGCATCGCGCGGCCCAGTTGCACGCCAGCGTGCGCGCTAGCCGAAGCCGTGCATTGCCTGCTGACGCACAGGGCGGCTTACCGTGACGCCAGAGCAGCGCCGTGACTGGCGCGATTATGTTCTCGGGGCCAAGGCCCTGACGTTGGCCCAGCGGATAGTTCTCCTGGCGCTTGAGACGTTCGCCGACTACGCGGACGGCACCAACGCGCGGCCTGGAATAGAAGGGCTCATGCGGAAATGCGGGCTCACCGAACGGGCTGTGGAAACGGCGCTCAAGCGAGGCCGCGAGCTGGGGCTCATCCAGCGCACAGCAAACGGATTCAAGCGTCATGCCGCCGTGTATCGGCTGGTTCCGATCGCAAATACCCCGCATGGCGGTGCGGGTCAAAACGGTGATACCCCGCATGGCCGTGCGGGTCAAAATAGCCAAAGCCCGCACAGCGGTGCGGGTCAACGGTCCGATAGCCCGTACGGCGGTGCCTCTTTGACCCGCACGGCGGTGCCCCCCACCACATCAGGACCACATCAAAAGAGGGGGTTGCGTTATGGGGGTACGGAACTTGACGACCCGGACGCCTACGCGATCACCCCCGCCAGCCGAGGGCGGCAATCAGCTAACGGCAATGAGACGGGGACGCGTTGCGCCAAGCACGCGCACATCGCACCTGATGCCTGGGTGGGTGAGAGCTGCCGCGACTGCGCAGCGCTGCGCAAGGCTGCCACGGCGTCGGAGGCCGAACGCAAACGCGCAGCCGTGCAGGTGATTCGGGACTGCCCGGATTGCGACGACTTGGGCCGGATCGAAGTCGATGACGGACTCAAGCCCTGCCCGCGTCACGTCAGCTGGGCGCAAGCCCAGGGAGGGAGAACCGCCTGATGTCCTGCCGCTACTGCGCACACTGCCGCAAGACACGCGAGCGCGCCAACACCCGCCGCGAAGCGATCCGGCAGATACGCAACTGCCCACACTGTGACGACTACGGGCGCCTGGACAACCTCACCGACTGCCCACGACACGGCAATTGGGCTGCCGCACAAGCACTCAACGAAACAGATGCTCAGGACCAGGAGGGGGCGCGGTGAACTGGGACACGCTGCTGGCCGAACTAGCCACGCCTGTACTGCCTGGGGCGCGCTGCCGGGGACGGCACGAGTTGTTCGACGCCGCTATCGGCGATGGCCGAGGCGCCCTGGACGAGCGCGACTACGCCCGCCAGGCAGCGACGCGGATATGCCGCCAATGCCCTGCGCTGGCCTCGTGCCGGGAGTGGTTCGATTCCCTGCCGCACGAGCAGCGGCCGCTCGGGGTTACCGCCGCCGTGGTGGTCAACTCGTACCCGCCGCGAAAGAAGCAGGAAATCACCACCAAAGACGGCCAGGACGAGGCGACGGGGGCGGCATGAGCACGACAGCGCAGCCTTGCACCCAATGCGCCACGGGAGAGCACCGCGTGGTCAGCGTGCGGGATCTTCGCACCGCCGCATGGGTGCTCGGGGAGGAACTAGCGCGCCGTCGCCGCCAAGGCACCCCGATCCCACCGGCCTTGCATCGAACATGGGAAGCGTTGCAGCGCAGTGTGTCCGATAGCGGACAGGTTTCTGGACACCCCGAAACGGCGGGAGCAGAATTGGAGACAGTGCAACAAAGGGCTGAGCGCCTTGGAGTTTCGCCCCGCACCATCCGCCGCCACGCACTCAAATCCGGGCAACGCAAAGTCGGCGGGCGCTGGATCTTCGACGAAAGGCAAGAACCACATGGATAAACCCGACTGGAAGCAGGTGCTACAGCAGCTCAACAGTGACACCGAAGCCCCTGCCACCGATCTGCTACGGCGACTGCGTGGCGACGAGACCGCAACGGACAGTGCCGATTCCGAGGACCTTAAGCGTCTTTACGAACGCCTCGGCACTCCTCCCGCACCGCAGCCTGAATCGTCCAACTACGTACCGGGCGAGGGCAACAATCACCGGCCCCGGAAACACCCGCGTCAAGTCGAAATCAACTTCCTGCGCGAAGCCCTAACCGGCGAAATCGCTTTCAACGAAAACTACTAGGAGACAAACACATGTCCGTCTACACCGCCACAACCCGTTCCTACCTCGTCCAGGTGCAACGCGCCGCCGAACGCCTTGAAATTCCGCTGCCCGATCCATTCGTAGAGGCTGTGGCCTCGGCCCGAGCGTTGGTCGAGAAGGCGCAGATCGGTGCTGGCAGCGCGGACGCCCTCAGGTACTCCGTGCTCAGCTGCATGAAGAAGGACCAGGATTACCACGCTGACCCTGTGGTAACCGGCCACCTTCTTGACCACATGCTTGCGCAGCTCGGCCTAGACCGCGCCGCCAAGGACGAGGAGGGGCGCACGATCGGTGAGGCGCTCAACGCTCACGCCGACACCATATTGGCCCAGTGGTCTAAATCCCTTGAACCATACGCTAATTCGCTTGAAGCTGCCGCTGAAGTGATCCCGACCGATGACCTCAACGACGGGCCGACGATCACCAAGGCCGGACCGAAAGCCGTCATCGCATGGTCCGAAGCCCTCGTGGCGCGCGAACGATTCGGCTACGCCGTCGAAGGACTCGGCGCGCTGCTGCAATCTGCCGGGATCGGTGGCGACCGCGCCCACACGTTGATCCCTAACGGCGATGCCTCCGCTGCACGCATCGTCGCCGCCCGCGCCAAGAACAAGTCTGATCTGCGCGACGCCTGGCACGTGGCCCGCTGCGGATTTCGGCCAGTGCTGCCCACCGTCAGCGGCTACGTCGAGCGCCTCGGACAAGCCGCACTCCACGACGACCCCCCGGGGGAGTGAACCCGAGGGGTCCGGCGCCCGCCCCTCATGGCTTAGGCAAACGCCCCCCCTGCCCCAATTTGTTTTCAACACCCAACCGTCACTGAAATCCCGTTTTTTATTCGCCACCAACACGATCCACGGAAGGTGAAACCGGCTGCTGGTGCGATGTGGCCCTCTCCCGGCGGCCTCAGCGGCTCTTGGCGCTCACGCGTCCCAAGTTCGGGACCACGTGAAAGCTAGCTAGTCCTCTTTTACTGCAGGCTTCTTTAGATCGCCAGGCTCGTGGACCCATGTCCTGTACAGCTTGTGGACGCCACCGCTGGCGGCTAGCCGCTCTTTCCAGTCCTCGCAGGCAGGTGTCGCGCCTAGTGCGATACAGCCCTCTATTACGTCTTCCAGCACCACCCGGGGACCGGGGAGATGCGCATCCCGGTTGATTGCAGGGTGGATGTGGGGGCGCCGCTCGTCGCTGTTCCCTACCGGGTGCCAGTGCCATTCGATGACATGACTCTCATTAGCAATTTCGAGTCGGTAGATATATTCGCGCGTCGAAACCCGAAAGGGCTCCTTTTCAGGAGCATCGTGCAGATCCGCTGTCGTAGGAACTAACTCAAACCGCTGGGTGGCGTAGAACTTACCGAATCCTCGGAGCACCATTCCGTTGCCCCCGTTGAGGATCCATGCTCCGAATTCGCCGTACCTCTTGGGCGTTTGTGAAAGTTGGATCTTGGCGCACCCTAAACATGAAACCGCCTGTTGAAGCGGATCTATGTAATTACGGATCGCGTCGTGAGGGGTGCGACCAGGCACTTTGGCAAACGTGTCTCTCAGATGCCTGCGAAAGGCAGCGCCGTCGCGACCGACGTCAGCCCTGGAACGTCGTCCCAGTTGATCCCTTCAAATTCCCCTGCGTTCCAACGTCGCACAAACTCCGCCCCTGTGATGCCCATGTTGTTCTGAGCGATGCTGTCGAACAACTCGGCACCTTCATCTGAGGTCAACTCCACTACTTCACACGCAGTCTCTGTGACGGTCAC